GCTCCTATAGCTCAACTGGATAGAGCAACTGCCTTCTAAGCAGTAGGTTTCAGGTTCGAGTCCTGATGGGAGTACAGAGGTGAAAACTTTAATATTTTTTTTGATTACGTCTTGTTGTTACGGACAACATTCGTATTTTGGATTAACACAATCGCAGCTCATGAAGGAATCCAATCGTGACGGCTACAGGGTTATGACCCAAATAATAGATAGCAATATCGTATATACCCTTACTAATGGATGGGACAAAATTATAGTGTCCTACTCTCCTGGCAGTGAACTGCCATCATATATAATATACAGAAAAGAAGAATGAAAAATATAATAGCAATAGTTGCGGTAATATTGTTGATAGATATTACCATAGCATTTAATCGTAGTTGTACCTTTGATGAGGATTTCTTTTTATGTGTAGGGGAGGGGGATGTGGATGTCATTGAGGCTGAAAATCCCCCTCTCTTTTTGGACACTATGTACAATGACTATTGTCCATACATACACTACAGACACGACAGCACCGTTGACTCCATAACACTACACTTGGATTCGTTTGATTTCCACTCAACGGGTCATGTGTCAAGTGGCTATGGATGGAGATGGGGCAGGATGCACTACGGAATAGACTATGCAGGATGTAACAGGGATACCTCTCGCTCCGTATGGGATGGAGTAGTGCGGTATGCCGAGACGGGATACAATGGTGGGTACGGTAACTTAGTTGTGGTAAGACACTTCAATGGGTTGGAGACTTACTACGCTCATCACTGGTCGCTGCTAGTAGAAGAGGGTGATACCCTGAGCGCAGGCGAGGGGATAGGTATAATAGGTTCGACAGGTAGGTCGACAGGGCCACACCTCCACTTCGAGGTTCGGTTCTTGGGTGTGCCTATAGACCCTGACCTAGTGCAAGGAGATACGTTAACATTAATAAAAGACAGATACGACTATGGGGTATAAGATATTAAAGGAAGTATACGTAGGACCAAAGTCCATAAACGTGTACCTGCTAAACGGAATGAGTGAGGTTCTTCAGATTGAGAGGGCTAGCGAAGCGATGGAGCTTGTTAACATACTCAATAGGAACTCTGATAATAATACAACCTATAAACTAGTATCATGCAAAATCCAAGATGGGACGAAAGTATAACTCCGTTTATACAGTCGGCAAAAGATAGGGCTGCATCGTCTGAAAGATATTATATTGCAGGAAAGATTAATGATATCATAAGCAAGTCTAAAGACGATAGACAAGCAATTAACTTAATAATAAACTATATAAATGGCTTACATAGAATCTAGCTTCCCACCTGTAGATGTGTGGGTACGTGCTGAATACTTATACGATATGAAATCTCACCACGGTGAGTTCTTACTAGGGCGGATTGTATCCGTTAGATGTCTCCCAGGTCAAGTACCCCTGTTCCAGGTTCTTCTTGAGAATGGCGTAATGAGAGATAAACTTCCGTGCTCTGCACTGATAGATAAGGATGCTAATCCTCATGATGCACCACATATTCCGTTCCACCAGCTGTGTCTATGGAATAGCTTCAGTAAGACGTTCTCCGTTGTGGAGTTGGCATATATAGCAGATGCGACAGCATCGGTGTTTATGAAGGACCGTAAGTGGTACGATGGTGAATACCTATGTACTATACAATGGGCATGTGAGACAAATGAGAATGCTGACCTCACACTAAGTGAGACTCCACACGAACATAAGTCGCATCATATAATAATACTAGATAACGGGTGCTTCGCTCTGCAACCTAACAATAGGGTGCGATGGGTTGAACCATCATTCACCACGAAAGATTTTCCAAAGAAGCCTGACTACAAGGTATGCACCCAGACATATAATGCTGAGGGGCACGAAAAGTGGATAACCGAAGATAGTGATAACTACTTCTATACTACTTGTAACGTAATTTAAGCTCATCCATCATTTCCTTGCGACTCATCGCATCGGTCATCATGGAGATTTTATCTTCACGCTTTTTCATTTTCTTGAGTTCTGTCAATCGCTGAATCTCGGTTTGTCCAGGTATAGCTCTGCTCATTCTACCCTGTGGGGTCATTCTTAAGTCTGTCATAGGGTAAAGGTACAAATTTTGCGAGACACTTGTAGGTTTCGGGTTGTATATACGTTTTACAGCAGTACTGCAAAAATAAAAATGACCTACGCAACCATAGGGGGGGGTGCCTGTCATCATGTGCCTAGTCATTTTTTTTGCTTTTTTACTATGCATACACAATAATGTGAGAGCCTTGACGTTTCACGCACTTTTCTAAACAAGGGCGCCCCGACGTTTTACGCTTTGCAAAATAAATTTTAAGGCTACACAATAAAGTCGGACGTTTTACGTTCCCGCTATTTCTTCGCTACGTCCATAGCTTCGATTTAAGCGACTTTTTCCCTTCGATGACCAGTCATACACGCCCCTTTGAGTTTTGCGCTTACGCGCAATTTCGCCTTTTGTATAACCCCACACGCCCGTGCGCACGAATAATTTAAACTTTTTTTCCCCTGTAACTCATTGATTGTCAACGACTTGTAAATTAATTTAAAAAAAAATACAATATTGCACAATATAACATATACCTAGGGCGTCTTTATAGTGACAAGGGCACAAAGCCGATTATCTAACAAACAAACAGAAAATGAAAAGACTACCGAAAAGATACATCAACTCAATAGATGAGATTAATGAGATGTTGAAAGTAATAAACGAAAAGGGCTTAATGGCTTTCAGTTACATGGGTAGCACTCATGAATTCTATATGGAGCTATCAAAGCCAATAGAAGTGGACGGATTAGAAGTTACAATATGCGGAGGGAGTGGACGCTACCAGGCAATTGAACCTGTCGAATTCTTTGACCTGAACCCTGAACAAGAGTTTTGGATGGTCGAAGACCAAAAACAAGGTCTAAGCTACAACCTACGACATATCAAGTCAGCATTCAAAAGAGCAATTAAAAACGGGTAAACACAATAAACCAAACAACACAACGTTAATATATAAAACAAACAAACATGAAGAAATTTACATACCTAAGGCACAATGGCGAATATAAGACAATAACAACACGCTTGACCTCTGAGGAAATGTCAATGATTGAGTACGCGCTATTGGTTACCTATGAAGATGATACTTGCATAAAAGAGGATGAAAGAAAAGACATGAAAGATGCCGTTGACATACTAAGGTGGAAAATTGCAAAGAAAGGCTTAACTAATTCAGCATACGTAAAATTCGTGGACAAATACATCGACTAATCAAAAAGCCCCCTTCGGGGGGCAATAAACCAAACAACACAACGTTATAATATAAAACAAACAACATGAGAAAAATAGAGTACATACTTTGGGGGGTTGAAATTGGACAGCCCGATTACATGGAAGAAATTCTATATACAAGTGACAAGACCATTGACGTAAACAATGAAAGAGTAATTGAGATATTCAAAGATTACGACAAATTAAGACTTTCAAAAGTTGACCTATCTCAAAAGCCAAATTTTATAAACACAATAAACTAGAAATTATGATAAACACAATTAAAACAAGTCTAAATCAATTGATGGTTGCATCATTTACATTGGCTGTCCTAGTCGCTTTCCTAAACATTGGCAACGCAAAAGGCATAAATGAAAAGTTCGAGCTATGGGTTAACATAGGTATCATTACGATGATAGGTCAACTCTTCTGGGTTGCGCGTACAATTCTTGATGAATTCACAATCACGCACAATAAAGTAAAACATTAAACGTTAATATATAAAACAAACAATATGAATACTATACTATCAAATATTATAAAGAGTCGCGGCGGTCACTATGTACACGTCTTGGAGGTATACAGTCGCTATGAATTGGAGTCTATTGTAGAAATGCTTTACCACGAATTCGCCCAACAATACACGACTGAGCAAATTTTAGAGTTCTTTGAAACACTGTCAGTATACGGGATGGCTGACGAAGTTGAAAATGAAAACATATACGACCTAGACCTAGAAAAATTTATTTTAGAATTGGCACAATAAAACCAAACCTTAAACGTTAATATAATAAACAAACAACATGAAAGATTCAATCAGAAAAGAGTTAACTGAATACATTCAAGAGCAGTTAGAATACGACAAAAACTTAGACGGATGGGACATTTTCAATGATGATTACTACCTAATAGGTTACTACAAATGTGAAGAATGGCTAAAAAAACATGACCTTTCAGTATTCGAAGCCATAGGATTATGCAATAAAAAGGAAATTGAAATGTTTGGAGACATCCAAACGGATTTTGACAACGCAGAAACCTTAGTGAACCATCTAGTCCTATGGTATGGGCTTGAGGTCTTCGAAGACTACCCACAATAATTGTTTGTTTGTTTGTGCGCCCCCCTGCGGGGGGGTGTTCACACTCACGCACACAATAAACTAGAAATACAGACGTTATAACTATATAAACAAACAATTATGAAAAGATACACATCAAATGAAATCCTAAAAACTGATGATTTATATGAATTACAAGATTCATTTTCATCAAGCGGTAGCCCCTTCGAATATCAATTAACAGAAGGTGAGTATGAATGGGCAAAGTTTATTAAAGGCAAATATTCAATAGCTGATTTTGTCTTATCAAATACAAATGAAGATAAGGTATTAACGTTCAGATGTCCTTTTGAAATGTCAGAAGCCCTTAATGATGATGGTATACCATACGGGGCGGTAATGTTATCAGAAGATAGCGCCCTTCAAAAATTATTCTTTTGGCTAAATACTAATGATTAAAAACTAAACGTTATAATATAAAATAGAACACATGAGAAAAATTACAATAGATTCAGTAAACGCATTTTTAAACCGCCAAACATTCAAGCGACAGAACATGGAGGTCACAAGTTTTGATAATAGCTTCTATCTAAAACTTCACGGCAACACGATTGCGGTATTGCATGGGGATGGTACGCTAATGATTACGGACGCTGGATGGAAAACGAATACCACAAAGGAACGCTTAAACGGATTACCTAATGTAAATATCCATCAAAAGAACTTTGTTTGGTATCTAAACGGCGAAGAATGGAACGGCAACTTAACACAAATAAAACAATAGAACACATGAGAAAGGTTAACAAACAAGTAAAGACCCACGCATACTATGAAAATAGCTTTGGGATGATGGGAGAACCAAAGGAAGTAGTGCTAAACGTATCCGTATGGATAGATGACGAAAGCGCAGGATTTGAAATGTACGATGTCGAAAGTGGAGGGGATGAATTCTACGGGGCGGGTATGCTTGAAATACAGGACGGCGTATTGTATGGATATGATGGAGTATTTGAATTGACAAAGGAAGTGATAGACATATTGAAAGAAATGAATATTGATACAACAAACATATAAATATGAATAACAAGATAACACAAGCAACGGCTAAACTTTTCGGAGCCTTGAAGAATATATGCTTTGCATTTATACTTTTTACTGGATTGAGGGTAGATACATGCGAAAATTCAGCAGAGTTAAAGAGCCTATTTTTCAATCTTATAGGTATACTATTGATGGCTATATACTTTGGAGGTATAAAATATTTTTTACTAAAAGACACAATAAAAGAATAAACACAACGTTAAACTATTAAACAACAGAAATTATGAATTACGAATTATCAAAAGAAGAGATTAGAGATATGCTATGTGAAAACAAAGTTTGGGATGCCATTGAAGAACTCAAAGATGATTTCATTGAAGAGCATGAAGAAAAAAACAAAGCACGGCGTATGCTAGGTCAAGAGGAGGAAGAACTTGACGATGATGACATTAAGGATTTCATTGAATACAGATTGCCCGAAGAGTTAGAGACGCTATTTGACAGATATATAGGCGACAGTGTGGATTGCGACCTACTGCAAAACATCTTAGGAGATATTTCAAAGGATGGGGACTTTGATGGTGCGTCTGATGACTACATAAAAGAATTACTATGATGTCAAAAATTATACTAGTGGTTTTTTGCCTAACGATAATTTTCGGAATACTTTATCATGTGGGCAATACAATTGAAGATTGAACGTTATAATATTAAACAATTGAAATTATGAAAGAGAATAAGTTAATAGCAGAATTTATGGGGTTATGCCCTTTGAGTAGGTCGGGTTTTATTTCAGATAAAAAACAAGAATACTATGGAAGTTTATCAGACCTACAATACCACACCTCTTGGGATTGGTTGATGCCAGTAGTAGACAAGTGTTATGAAAGTGGTGCTGAAGAAAACGAAGTGGGAGATATAACACACGCTCTGTTGGATTGCGACAGAAAAGAAACGCACAAAGCAGTAGTAGAATTTATTAAACAATTAAATAAGGAATCATGAGATATGATGCAACAATAAAATGGCTTGACAATGGAAATATTCAAGATGTAGTTATGAAGATTGGAGAGGTAGGCTGTGATGATGATGACATCTTCTTCTACCTTGAGGATGAAAAGGAAATTGAAGAGTTTAAGAAGGAAGGCTCACACGAGTGGGTAATAGTTAACATAGATAAGGAATCATGAGTAGAATACTAAATAGTTTTATGGATGCCATCTGGGAAGAGGTAGACAATCAAGGATTTGATTCTGAAAGTGTATTAGGTAAGGAAAATTGTGTCGATAACGTTCACGTTAGATGTGCAGTTTCTCAACTGCTTTACTACAGATTTGAATTAAGCCAAACAAGAATAGCACAAATTCTTAAAAGACCTAGTCCTCATCAGATACATTTTTATGTAAACAAGATGGACAGAAGACATCATGATGACTTCAACAGATTAGTTGATGCTTTGGACGGTGTCGCTGACAGATACGAAGAACATGTTGAACAATTTAATATTAAATCAAACGTTATATAGATATGAGAAAATTACACATTGAAGAAATCAGAGAAATAGATAAGCCTAGATATTGTATTGACCTGGAGGTTGATTTCACAAGAGATGGGGATGCAGAGAATATAAAGTGGGAAACCACGACAGTAGACTTCGACGTACTTCAGCAGTTCTACTACGATGAGGGGATGCAGTATCGTGTGCTAGATAGTTCCAATCCGTACATGGAGGGTGGTCACTATCAGCAGGAATGGACTGTTGATTTTCTAGAGGAGGTCGAGCAAGGGTATCTTGAGGATATACTCAAGGAGTATTTAATTAAAATTTTAAAATAGTAATGGAATTAACTAGGCACCAAAAAGATGAACGTCTACGCAATATAAAACAGCACGTTGGCGTTATAAAGGATAACCTATTAGATATGTATCAGCTAATGGATGTTATGGACAACAATACAAGGATGGAGGTAAGGGATAATATAAGTAAGGTCAAAGATGAACTCAATGTCATTCTATTGGCTTGTAAATGGCAATTTGAAATAAAGGAATAATGGATGTAAAAAAGTATATAGAATTTATTAAAACAGTACACCCTCTGGTGCATGAAGGCGCCAAGTTGTACGCAGAAACTAAAAAAGATGTATCTAAAGTCAGTTAATTGTATCATAGACGGCAAGGGGTTGATACGCCCGATAGAAGATGGAGGGGAGCCGTTCACGTTAACTCAATGCTCACTTGATTTTGTATTAGAGTTGAGCAAAGAGGATTTTTTCACAGTAATTCAATATAGTAAAGTATGAAGAAGTTATTAGTAATTGCACTGCTAATAAGCAGTTGCCACGTAGTAAGGTATGAACTTGCGATGCCAACATATAGTCACAAGCCTCATGTAGTAAAACACAAAAGGTTTGCGTTCCCTCCTGATAGTATGTTCAGGGATTTGGTATACTATGAGTTTAAAAAGGTTCCCATTGATATTACAATGGATGGATACTCCATCTATCGTGAGGACACCATGTTGCATAATGCAGTTAGGGGTGCGTTCCTGCCCGATACAACAAAAGAGTACTGGGAGTACACGTGGGTTGACAGTATTGCAAATCCATGTACGGGAGAAATTATTAAGTGGAGTGCTGAATGAAAAATTTATCAGCATTAATAACTGTTTGCTCTATATTATGTATGCACTATGGCATATTCTTCTTGAGCAGTATAAAGTTTTTTCTATTATCATTTTTATTATTATTTATAAATATATTTTTCAGTGGAAGAGTTATGGCAAAATTCAAGAGATAGCAATCAAGGTATAATTACCAGTAATAGTTGCTTCTTTATTGGATATAAAATTCAAAAAAAAGATAACGGCGATGTGCTGGTGTCTAGTTTATCAGAAATAAGAAGTCGAAAGTTAAAGGATGAAGAGGTAGATGTTTTGCTCGAAAAAGGTTGGGTGGAAGGAGTTAAAACATTATATTTAGAAAAGTACACCAACATGTACAATAACTCAGACTCCGAGAACGTTAGGAGATTAGCTAAATCAAAATTAAATAAGTATTATGAGCGTTTTTCAAAAGTTAAGTAGTATCAATTTCAAAGACCGTATCAAGCGTAAAGGTCAGCTCGACTATGTGTCGTGGGCTGATGCTTGGTCACTAGTCAAGAAGCATTATCCCGATGCACAGCGTACAGTGTACGAGCATGAGCATACTGGGTTGAACTTCTTCAGTGATGGACAGACGGCATACGTAAAGGTAGGCATCACCATTGATGGATTAGAGCACATTGATATGTTACCCGTTATGGATTATCGTAACAAGGCAATGTCAGTGGATACAATGACGGCATTCGATGTCAACAAGACTATCCAAAGGTCAACTGCCAAGGCGATTGCCATGCACGGTCTAGGGCTTCAGTTATGGACAGGTGAGGACTTACCTAGCAGTGAGCCTACACCCGCCACTAAGAAGCCTGTCAAGAAGCCTACGCTAAAGGTTGGTGATGACAACTGGGACAAGGTTGTTAAGTATGTACAGGCCAACAAGGACAAGGGTGTGTTTGATGACTTGGTTAAGATGCTAGAGACAAAGTACACGAAGCTGTCTCAAGCGGTAATCAAAGAACTCAAGAAGAATGTCTAGGGGTCATATGAGTGCAGTAGCAAAGCTCAAGAATGATGAGATGTATTACGGAGAGTTTGGGCAGAAGTGGCTGTCCAACTCCGACATCTCAATGCTACTCAACAACCCCTTGATGTTTCGCAAGGGTAAGTCGGATAGCAAGGCTATGCTGATGGGTAGATATTTTCATTGGTCTGTCCTTGAGCCTGAGAAGGCTAAGAAGATACGATGTATTGATGCTACGACTAGGTCTACTAAGTTGTATAAGGATGCAACAAGAGATGGAGAAATGGCGCTACTGTGTCACGAACAAGACCAAGTCGACAAGATGGTGGATGCCATCAAGGGTAACTTTGATTTCTTTGAGGGTATCTATGAGGAGGGTAATATTTATGAGATTCCCGAGGTGGGCAGTATCAATGACCTACCCTGGAAGGGCAAGGCAGATATCATAACTAAGGATAAAATCATAGACCTTAAGACTACGTCGTCCATAAATAGCTTCAGGCACTCGGCGTATAAGTATAACTACGATAGTCAAGCATACATTTACCAAACTTTGTTTGGTTTGCCTATGGAGTTTTGGGTTATCGACAAGAGCACGTTGGCAATGGGTATGTTTCATTGCTCGGATGAATTTCTGCGGTCTGGTGAGCAGAAGGTAAAGAGGGCATCAGAAGTATATAACAGATTCTTTGGTGACAATGCTGATGAATCAATTGAAAACCACTATATTGTGGAGGAACTTTAAATTAATTTAATATGAATAAAGAGAAAATTTTCGCAAACGGATTCTCATTCAAACGTAATGAGAATGCACCTGACTTCGTTGTCGGACGGATGAGCTTGAAAGCAGAGGATGCTATTCAGTTTATTAAGGATAGGACAAAGAACGGTTGGGTAAACCTCAACATCAATCAAAGCAAGGGTGGCAGTTACTATGTGGAACTGGACACCTACGAACCCAAGGTAAAGGAAGAGCAACCTTTCTAAAAACGCTCATCTTCCTAAGGTAGGGGGGCTAATGCTCCCCTTTTTTAGGGCAACCATATGACGACTTTTTGGTTTCTAACACTAATAATATTTTTTACTAAGTAAATAATTTTTACAACGGATATTTTGGGATATAAAGTCGTCAGGTCGTCATAACCCTTGATATATATAACTTTTCTCGTCATAAAATCATCATAATAAATGACAATATCTATATTCAAAAACATAAAAGACACTACACAGCCCTTTGAAAGGCATGTAATGCACATCTTGGAGAGGATAAGAGAGGGAGCCTCCAAAGAGACAATAAAGGAAATCCGAACCGAACGAGATAAGACAAGAAGAAACGAACTCAAGCAAGACCTACCCGCCATATGTTTCTCAGGGACATTTAAGAAGAGAGCGGACAATGCCCTAGTAAAACATAGTGGCTTGATGTGCCTTGACTTCGATGGCTACGATAGGCAAAAGGATTTGCTAGAGGATAAGGAGAAGTTTAAGCAGAACAAGTTTGTTTATTCGGTATTCCTTTCTCCATCGGGAAAGGGTCTGAAGGTACTGGTGAAAGTTCCAGCTGATGAAAGCAATCACAAGAACTATTTCAACAGCCTTGAGAAGTACTTCAAGTCCGACAAGTTTGATAAGACGTGTAAGAACGTTAGCCGTGTATGCTACGAGTCCTATGACCCCCTGATTCACATCAACGAGACCAGTTCGGTTTGGGATAAGGTCGAGGAAGATAGCTACACGGAGATGATGAAGAACAGGGACAAGCCCTCGATACCAATCACGGATGAAAACAAAATCATTGACATACTGGTGAAGTGGTGGGAGAAGAAGTACCCAATGGTAGAAGGGCAAAGGAATCATAACGTCTACATATTAGCGGCGGCTTTTAATGATTTTGGAATAAATAGGAGTCTTGCCGAGTTTTATTTACGTCAATATGCAGCAGAAGGTTTCAATGAGGATGAGATTATGGCTACTATTGTTTCGGCGTACAGCCATACGGCAAAGTTTGGTAGTAGATACTATGAGGACCAAGACAAGATGCAGTATGTCAGGGACAAGATGCGGTCTGGAGTATCTAAGAAGGAGATACGATGCACTCTTGAGCCATTGGAGGAGAAGGGCGTTGATATTGATGGTATCATAAGAACTGTTGAGGAAGAGCAAGAGGAGCAGATGTTCTGGACTAAATCGGACAAGGGTAAGGTGTCTATAGTCCCCCTATCCTTTAAGTTGTTCTTGGAGGATAATGGGTTCTATAAGTACAACCCTGAGGGTAGTAAGAACTACGTATTTGTAAAGGTGACCAATAACTTGATTGACCATACCTCAGAGAAGGAGATAAAGGACTTCGTATTGAACTACGTGCTAGACCTGGAGGACTTGTCGGTGTACAACTACTTTGCTGAGAGCGTTAAGTACTTCCGTGAGGAGTTCCTGACTCTTCTGTCGTCTATCGACGTGTACTTCATTGAAGACGAGAAGGACTCAAGCTATCTGTACTATCGTAACTGTGCGGTCAAGATAACTCCAACCGATATAATACCTATCGACTACATGGACTTGGGTGGATACGTTTGGAAAGACCACGTCATTGACAGGAACTTCCTGATGTGTAAGCCCAGGGACTGCGATTACAAGACGTTCATTCATAACATATGTGGCAAGGACGAGAATCGTATTCTATCTATGGAGTCTACCATTGGCTTCCTGATGCATGGGTACAAGAACATGTCGTACTGTCCAGCAGTCATATTAAATGACGAGGTGATAAGCGACAACCCTGAGGGTGGCACAGGTAAGGGTATAGTAATGAATGCCCTATCTCAGATGAAGAAACTGGTCACTATTGATGGCAAGTCATTTACTTTCGAGCGTTCATTTGCTTATCAATTAGTATCAGCGGACACTCAGATACTATGCTTCGATGATGTACGCAAGGCGTTCAACTTTGAGCGGTTGTTCTCGGTAGTTACTGAGGGGCTAACGCTAGAGAAGAAGAATAAGGATGCAATCAAGATTCCTTTCAAGAGGTCGCCTAAGATTGCCATCACAACCAACTACGCCATCAAGGGCAAGGGTAATTCCTTTGAGCGACGTAAGTGGGAGCTTGAGCTTCACCAGCATTATAGCAAGGATTTCACTCCATTAGATGAGTTCGGCAAGTTGATGTTCGGGGATTGGGATGATGACGAGTGGTGTGACTTCGACAACTACATGATATCGTGCCTACAGATGTACATGAAGGATGGCCTTATCAAGAGTGAGTTCGTCAACTTGGCCATACGTAAGCTCAGTGCTGAGACCTGTCACGAGTTTATTGAATGGTGTGGATTGATAGATGGCGCAAAGCCATCAGACCTAATAAGGCCTAACATTAGGCTGCGTGCCAATGAGTTGTACATGAGGTTTACTGATGACTATCCTGACTTCGCACCGAAGGCCAAGATGTCCGTGTCCAGGATAAAGTTCCATCGGTGGCTCAGAGCCTACGGCACGTTTAAGTATTCCAATGTAGAGGAAGGCAAGGACATGGAAGGGAAGTGGATTTTGTTCAGCAACCAAAGCGACAATGATGTTCCGTTTTAGGTACTATCAGCAGGACATAATAAGTAGGGCTACTGACATGGTCAAGTCTCACGGATTCGTTTACTTGGCGATGGAGGTTAGGACAGGCAAGACGTTAACTAGCCTTGGAATATGTAGGGAGGTTGGCGCAAAGAACGTTCTGTTCCTGACTAAGAAAAAAGCCATTAGTTCAATACAGGATGACTACGATATGTACGCACCAAATTACGACCTCACGGTGATTAACTACGAGTCGATGCACAAAGCACCTCATACCAAATGGGATGTTATTGTGCTGGATGAGGCCCACGGGCTTGGGGCATTCCCTAAGCCATCTAAGAGGGCGAAGGGTGTGTTCACACTCATCAGGAAGACGAGGGCCAAGGTCATTTTACTTTCGGGAACACCCACCCCTGAATCATACTCTCAGATATTCCATCAGGTGTATGGCATACCAGGGAATCCGTACTCGGAGTTCAAAAACTTCTATAGGTTTGCAGATAGGTATGTTATAATTAAGGAGCGAAACCTAGGACATCACAAGGTAAAGGACTATAGCGGTGCTACGAAGGGGGCTATGGACTTGATGAGGCCGTATATGATATCGTTCTCTCAGAAGGATGCTGGATTTGAGGTAGATACTCAAGAGAATGTCCTCAGAGTTAAGATGTGCGACAGGACATATGAGCTGATAAACAAGCTCAAAAGGGACTTAGTTATCGAGGGCTCAGAGGAGGTGATACTTGCAGATACTGCGGTAAAATTAATGAGCAAGATACACCAAATGTGTAGCGGAACCATAAAGTTTGAAAGCGGCAATAGCATGGTCCTCGACTACAGCAAGGCTGAATTTATTAAGAAAAGGTTCAAGGGCAAGAAGATAGGCATATTCTACAAGTTCAAGGAGGAGCTGAATGCTCTAAAGAAAATATTTGAAGACAACCTGTGTACCGAACTAGATGAGTTCAATGGCACAAATAAGAATATCGCATTACAAATTGTAAGTGGTCGGGAAGGAATAAGTCTACGAGAAGCGGATGCGTTAGTTTACTACAACATAGACTTCAGTGCTACATCGTACTGGCAATCTAGGGATAGGATGACCACGAAGGACAGACTCAAGAATGACATCTATTGGGTCTTTGCTGAAAAGGGAATCGAGACCAAGATTTACAAGACAGTTAGCGGAAAGAAGGACTATACATTATCTCACTTTAAAAAAGATTTTTTATGAAACCACAAACATTATTTGCAGATGGATTTGACAAGGCCATTCTAGGTGTTAGCGATGAATGGATTGAACTGCCAAGGATTATATATTCAAAAATAAAAATGGTGGATATACTGATGGAGGAGGGCATGTCTCACGAGGAGGCTGTTGAGTATCTTGAGTACAACGTGTGGGGTGCTTACGTAGGTAAAGGCACGCCAATATATGCTAACGACTTTAATGGAGTCAGTAGAGAGGAAATAGAAGAGCTTCTGGAGATGATGACTTCTTCTGATGACGCTGATTAGGAACGTAGACCACATAAAGCAGCCTATTGATTTTACTGGGTTGCAAAACGGCAAGCTACACCCAACGGACATTGATGCCGTGCTAGAGTTCAACAACGAGGCCATAATATTTATGGAGCTGAAGGATGTCAAAAGCTCAGGCATTCCGACAGGTCAGAGGTTGCTACTTGAAAGACTTGTCGATTCGTGGCACACAGACAAAGCCATAGCCATGCACATCGTGCACAATCAATTAGGAGCTGACCCAATTCAGTTGCACCTATGCGACGTATTGTCCTACTATATGGACGGTGAGTGGTATAATGCACATAAAAATGTGAAAGATGCCCTAAATGGATTGGGTAATTACTGGGACATTAAAAAACTTAAATTCTAGTATCTTAAAGGATGCGAGAACAGCAAATACAATCCAAACGAATTAAAGAACTCGAAGCCGAAGGATACTATGTTATTAAACTAATAAAAACCAACAAGAATGGGATTCCTGACCTCATTGCTATACCTCCCAATACAGATGTTTTATTTTCTGAAATCAAAGCTAAAAATGGAAAATTATCGAAACTACAAGAATATAGGCTCAAGGAACTCGAAAGACATGGATGCAGGACTGAGGTCTATGGTTCAGATGAACGACTTCATAATAGACAAGCTGATAGAGATGCCGAGGGAAGTGAGGAACTCAGCGATGAAACTTGTGGCTTCTAACTTCAATTCGTTAGATATAACAGAAGAGCACCCAGAGCAAGTTGGGTTCATCGTTAAAGATGAAGATAACAACGATATATTCATGGAGATGGAGTATTTTAACGACGGCGACGAGCCGTTCTTCATCATGAACATGGATGAGATAACATCAGACGAATATTTAGACTACTTGAACCTAAACAAAACTATAAATGAAATCGAACAGGACGGGAACATTCGAGGCAATAAAGAACCAAATTGCTGAAATTAACAATGTAGATGTAGACACTCTATTAAGCAAGACAAGAAAGCATGAGCTGGTTAGGGTTAGATGCATGGCGTACAACATATTATATTACAAGTATGGTGCAAGCCTGAGTCAAATAGGCAGAATTTTTGGAAGACACCACGCAACCATCATACACGGCTTAGAAACTCACAAAAGTTTACTTGCTACTGATGAAACGTATATTAGCGACTATGGTCACACGGAGAGTTTGGTTCAAAATGGACAAGAAACAAGCTCAAGAAATAGGGCTATAAGCATACTGGAATCAATAGAATCGTTCACAACAATAGGCAAAAAGATAGTGTTTGTTGAAAAGTTGCTGGAATCTTTCGACAATAAGTAAATAAATTGTGACAATGAATCAGAGCATAGAGTCTAAGATTGACAAGATAATCGGATATAAGACTTGGTCTGACAGGCGCAAGATAGACGCCTTACTAGAAATGGATTGTGTTATGTATACAAACCTAGGCCTTGATTCTACAAAAGAAGAAATCAGAAGCGTCAAGGTGGCATCTAAAAAGATATACAAAGGTGTAGGTAGGATAGATAAAACTTTAGGCGATACAATGGTCAGGGCAATGGATAGGTAATGATACGGCACGCACATAGGTTTCTACACATATTGACAACGATGGAAGAACTTCACAACCTTGTCAATTCTTTGTACGAAGCCTGGGCGGACGAGGATTACGATGAGGTTGAGGTGCTCTGTGCCAAAATTACCGACATAATGAAATCCATCGAAAATGACTGAAGTTAGACCTAGACTTAGGGGGCAAAAGCTAGCGGCATACAACAACCTTACAAGTAACGAGAAACGTTTATTGGTCGTGGGTGATATCCACGAACCTTTCTGTCTACCAGGATACCTTGATTTCTGTCTAGAGACTTATCAAAAATTTAACTGTAATGCCGTACACTTCTGTGGGGACATCGTGGATAATCACTATGCCTCATACCATGAGACAGACCCCAATGGTCTATCAGGTGGAATGGAGCTTGACTTTGCGATAGAGAAGGTTCAGGAGTGGAGCAAGGCATTTAAGACCGCCACGGTTTGTATTGGCAACCATGACAGGCTTATAGCCCGCAAGGCGTTCTCATCTAGCATACCTAAGGCTTGGATTAAATCCTATAATGAAGTGCTTGGCACTAACTGGGATTGGCAGCCACGATTTGTTATTGATGGCGTGCAATACGTGCATGGGGAGGGAGGGACATCCCGCACCAGAGTGAAGAACGATATGATTAGCTGCGTGCAAGGGCACATCCACACGCAGTGCTACGTCGAGCATATGTGCGGTCAGGATAAAAATATATTCGCTATGCAGGTGGGGTGTGGCATAGATAGGGAAAGTTTTTCCCAAGCCTATGCTCGCAACTATAAAAAGCCTGCCATCGCTTGCGGGGTAGTCATAGGGGGTCACACTGCCATCAATGTGATGATGAATATCTAGTCTTTCAGTTGTTGGAAATATTCAACTACCTCTGGCGCATCTGAATTATTAATGATATAATCAAATATTTGCTCCTTGGTTAGAGGAGTATTGTTGGTGTATCTTCCATATACACTCCCTCTATCATTCCTGTGCTTTTTGCTAGGGTTATATGTTCTTTCCCAAACTTCTGGTCTAGTTTCATAGGTTATTATTTCATCCATTATGCTGTACTCCGAGTTTCTTCCAGAATTAAAATTCATAATGTCCTCCACGCCATCAACCCCCTTGACGCTAAATGTTTCTCTAATCCTTGGCTTGCTTGCCGTAGGCATTTGTCTCTCGTAAATCTTTTCGTCCTCTTCTTTTGGTGGCCTAACCTCTGACTCATAAAACCTATCAGATATCTCATCAAGCTCACTGTCTATAATTGTATTGGCTATTGGGCCAGAGAACATAACATTTAAAACACTTAAACTTCCTTGTTTTATGAGGTCAGAGGTTAGCTGGGCTATTTCCTCTTGTTTTTCAGCTATCTCTTCTTCGGTCAAAGTTGATTCTGGGTCATCAATGTCATTTATTAGTCGTTGTCTTTTTGAGAATAATTCAATAAAGTCTTCAGTTCTGCTAAATAGAGGGTCAGCTATTGGCGCCGCTATATTAAAAGCCTCTCTAGCTAAATTAACTGATTTACCCTCCTCTATATCTTGAACCAATTTTGAAAACTTAGAATATAAAACAGAATTTTCGTAACCCTCATACACTTCATTTTCATCTAAAGTTCCAAAAGCCCTGGCTAAAACTTCTTCACCAAACGAAAGGTTCATAGCTGCATTAAACAACTGACTTGATATACCTCCACCTCCACCAGTAACAAATTGAAATGCATATTGACCAAGCCCCCTCATACCCTGCTCAAGTAAAACGTCTCCTTGGTTTTCTTCCCACGATTCAGCAACCTCTCTGTCAATATAATACCCAGCCGCCCCTGACTCTATGGTGGCCAATTCTCTCAAGTCTTTAGGTATATCCTCATATTTTTCAAATCTATAAGACAATCCATCATCCATAAGGAATGCATTATCTAAGGATTCTTCCTCATCATCGTCCGAAAATATATTACTAAATATGTCTTTTAGGAATCCCATGGACGCTGAATATGTAAAGTATCTAGCCGCACTTCCAGCAATTGCTCCCACCGCCTCACTCTTGCTCATCTCACCATCATTTACAAGCGCCTGTATACCCTGCACTTGTGTTTCAAACTCGAACCTAGCAAAGTTTCTCATGAAACCATTTGCTCTTCTTAGCGTGTTAGTCTCTCCAGTTCTAAAATCACCCTTAAAGGCCTCTATTCCTGAGAAAGCTGTCTTCGTGGCTGACTGAGCTATAGACCTTCTATCCGCAAATTGGGTTGCCCTTGATAGGGCATTTTTGTTTTGCCTTAGGTATCTTTCGTTACCACTTATAATTGCATTGTAGTCTGGAGATTTACCCGTTATGCTTTCGAATTTGGAGTCAAAAGAGCCAAACCAAACTGGCAATCCGACAGCCATATCTGGAGTAGACATCACAACGTCTGCGGCTTTACTAGGTATTCCAATTGCAGCCTCAAAAAACTCTCTACCCCTACCCTTTATCCTAAGACTCCCTGGCCCAGCAGCCTCGCCTCCAGTTGCTAACGCAATATCTGTTGCGCCCGTAAGCCTTTGAATTTGTGTAGAGCCCAAGTTAGACAACACTTTTGCTAACCTACCGTCACTTAGTAGTTTATTTTGAGATAGCACTGTTACACCCTGACTACCTGATTTAGGCGTCTTTAGTCCTAGCATTGAAAGGTTGGATATAAATTCGGCAAATGGTCGAGTAAAGTTTGCCAACCTCTGAGCTACGTTTGCTGAGAATATTATGTTAGCTACTTCATTTGAACCCTCTTTAACCTGTGTCCTTAAAACTCTATTTTCTGTTTGCTTAATAGTTTCTTGAAGTCCTAAGAGCTTTTTATATTGAACATCATTTGCTAAGCCCTTATCGTCGTCTCCGTATTTGTTTTCAATTTCCTCCAGCGCACGAGATACTGTATTATTTACCTCGCCTATGGCTGGCGTCATGTAATAATCAACTAGCGTGTTTGATGCGGCATCATAGGCGGTCGTTATTGCGTCAAAGTTTATTGAGCTTAGACCCTTTGTCCTTCCATATGTAGTTCCCCCTCTTGTGCTCAACGCTCTATCACCAAATCTAGCGACAAATTTTTCTGGGGTATCTTCTCCCTCACCCTCAACTTTGTGTCTAGTATAGTTAGAATAAGACTCCGCACTTTCACCTCTGTATAAACTAGATGCCGTCATAGCCATAGGAGCTAACTCTGCATTAACTTCTGATATTATTTCAAATGCTTTTATCTCGTTCTCACTGATGTTATTGCGCTCTTGCATTGCTGACAACCCTTCTTCAAATGAAACACCATCAAAAACACTAATTTTATTTCTAACATTGCGAAGCGCAGACCTTTCTTGACGGCTAATTGTCCTGTCCTTCAACCTAGCGTCAATCCATTCAGCAGCAGAGAAAACAGTGTTTCCTTGCATGCTTGGATTTGAATCATACTCTCTTTGTAATTCAAGAGCCTTTATCAAGTATCTGGACTCCATTGTTTGGGCGGCAGTTCTTCTTCTTATTGTTTTACCTGAATCCGCTCTTCGTCCCAATCTTAACTTAACCGCATCGTCAATTAAATTGCTTGCTTCCTTAAGCCTAGATTCCGCAGATGACAAATCAAACTGATATCCCTCATAAGCCCCATCAAGCTTTCCAAAAGTGTTGTCATATATTGACCTATCATTAAAATTACCCAAAAGTCTATCAACGGCTATCTTTGGATTTAATCTTAACATTTGATTAAACTGACTCTTACCTCCTCTAGAAATTCTTCTTACAACGTTACCCCTAATTATGGAGCCTAGATTAAGAATAGTCTCCCCAACACCTAATGAAGTAGATACTTTGTCTAATAAATCTTTTGAGTTTCTTGATACATTTATCTGCTGAGACAATCTAAATGCGTTGTTAGACACAAAGCCATTGTTAATGTTTTTCATTACATCAGAAAGAAGAACTTTATCTTTCAGGTCTAACTGGTCAAAATCTTCTTCTGTAATAGCAAACAACTCATCGGCTACTCTTCTTGAATCTTGATTTGGTATTCTGTCCAAAATAATATCTCCCCCTTCAGGTGAATTATATGTTTCCACAATACCAAAAACAGATTCTCTTGAGGAGTTAGCCATCTCAGCTTTTTCTTCTTCAGACATTTCCTCTGTAACGCTCTCAGATGGTAACGCCTCAGCCTCATTCATATTGTTAAATATAGATTCAGCCTGACGCATCATAGCCTCTCTTTCTGAAAGCGGAAGCTCAAGAGCTCTGGCACTCATCATTTCAGCCACTTGAGTGTATCTGTCTAGGAAACTATAAGATATGTCTTGCCTTTGAACATTAATCTCTGTGCCATCCTCAAGCCTTAATGCCACACCATCTGCATCCTGAGATACAACAGTTGCATCCTTATTTTGGTATTGTATTTTTTCTCCTGGTATTAGCTGAGCTTCTTTGTCGGAAATATTTACAGGGTCTATATTAAACAGCTGAGTCATCATACCTGTGATTTCAGGGTCCGCACCCATCTTGCCACGTTTAATATTACTTTTGGCGTCGGCTCTAGATTTGTTTAAATTGTCAATTCGCTGTTGTAATTTCTCATCAATCACACTCACGCCTTCCTCAGCTACGGGAGTAACCTCTTCTGTGGTAGCCTCCAAGCTTACACGTTGAGAGGACCCCATTGCTTCGTAACCTTTATTTATTATATCTACTAGGTTTGCCGATTCTTCAGAAGATATTTGACCAATATTTTCTTGATATATCTGTTCAGCAGATTGAGGGTTGTTTTGATTGACAAGTGATTCAACTATTTCACTTATTTGACCTGCGTCAAGAGCGCCTGCACCCTCTGAAATATATTGTTCTTTTAGTTTTGCTAAAGACTCAGAGGACTCTAAACTCTGTTCAAAGTTAGATTTGGCGCTTTCATATTGACTTTGAGATACAACATATCTCTTTCTTGTTCCCAAAATCCCTGACTCAACCTCGTAATCAACTCCCTGAGGGGGTTCTTCTTTGTAAACTCTAGAGCCGTCTTCCCTTATTTGTCCTTTTTCAAGGAAATTAATTTTTTCTCTAGAATCGTTGGCTGCATCTCTGTTTTGTTGAGCGCCAAAATCTTCATCAAGTTGTGCGGCCATAGCTATGCTTGGCTCTCCTTCCATGGTTACTACTTGGCCAACTGGTTCACCAGTGGCAATATTTTTAGCCATTGACTCAACAACAGAAATAGCATCCTCATCTGTGTTGATTTCTGTAGCTAAACCAAACCTAGACGCCAGCACATTAAAGAAATTAGCAGACTTGGTTTTGACCTCTTCAATGTTTGTGTTAGCCGAAACAATACCAAAAAACTGCGACACGGCCTCTCTGCTTATGTCACCAGCCTCGTATTGAGATACAAACGATTCTAATTGAGCTCTAGTGTCTGCATCAACATTGTTCATAATATCATTAGCAAGCGTAACCATATCAACCTTGAAGGCCTGGTCTGTATTCATTGAGTTATATATAATGGCCTCAAAAACCTCGTGCCCCACAGTAGTTTTATCTGCCCTAGCGGCATTAATATGAATTACATTGTACTCTGGGTCAAAGGCCCCTTTTGCTCTCATGCCAGTTGCGGCAACAAAAGACCCCTGATTTTCGTGAATTTTAAATTTAATTTCAGGAAATTCAGAAGCCAAAGAAGATGTGGCTAAATCTATTTGTAATTCTACACCTCCTAGCCTATCTATGGTAGCTGTGGTTTTGTTATCTAAATCAGTAACCAATTCAGCATATCGCTCTGGATTACCCATCTCAATAATAGATTGACCCAAAACAGAAAGTTTGTATTCTTGGTCTGAAAGTATTGCAGTAAGCTCAGTATCCTTACCTGAAATGTATACTAAATCGCCAAACTTTTTACCCCCTTCTAGGTATTCGAACATCTTTTCTTTACTGACAACCTCTCCATTAATAACATAGTCGTTGTCTTTAGTAGCCTCTTGGTGTTTTTTATTTAAATCTAGGAGTTCTGATATCTCAGAGTTTACTTGCTCTAAATCTTTTTCATAACCCTCTGGTGTGTTTTCATTGAGCAAGTTTCTCTTGGCATCTAATACTACAAATTGCCCTAGAGCATCATTACTTAGCTCCACCCCATACAGTTTCGAAACACTAGAGAAAACGTTTCTGTTTGCTCCTAAAAGTTTTACAGATTGATTTATGTCTATGATTCCCTTTTTGGCGTATTCCTTAATTAATGCAGAGGACATGTAAGGGTTATTTGCAAACATTGTTACTAGCGCTCTATTGTTAGTAAGGTCAACTTCATTGATGCCATCGGTTGCTCGATGCATGAGGCCTCCCGTTAACATAATTCCTGCATTTTCAATGTTGCCCTCTATGGTTTGAAAAGACGCTATGCTCTGTTCTAAATTAGATTCGTACTCTAATCCAACAACCCCTCTTCCAATATCCAAGAGAAGAGGTTCAATGCCTTTCTCTTCTATCAGCTCAAATCCTGCTGCACCTAAAGGTCCAACACCAAAGCTCTTGCCTATGCTTAATCTTTCTATAGATGGTAGATATCTGTTTGCAAAACCCAACCCAGTAGCATATATGGCCTTTGAGATTGCTTGCTGAAAAAATGGTTCGTCTCTGTTTAAATCATTAAAAGACATAACAAAAGAAGGCAACCCTAGCTGAATTATTTGTGATGCTCCTGGAGAAAGAGCGGATACACCGCTAAGCAGGGTTCCTACCGCCCTAGCACCACTCATAAAGGCAAGAACCGACGATGTTGTTCCCTCCATAACGCTCTGAACCGTGCTCATGTATCCCGTTTCTCCCTCTTCACGCCTCGTCATTGTAAAAGTAGGCCTTACAGTACCGTCAAAGGTGCTAATGGCAAGAGGAGACCCATTTAAACCAACATAAGTTCCTTGTTTTTCAAACTTAATATTAGCTGGAGGGGCGGCGTTAACATAAAAAACATTATTTGCCAAGCCCATTTGACTTCTCATTTCTACCCCTCTCGCTTCATCTTCATCAAAAGCAAAGTATTGGTATGTTTTTAGCAATGGGTTGGCAAACATATTTAAGGTCATTGGAATGATTCGCTCTAAGTTGCCAGGCGCCCCACCCCTTGGTTGTACATCTGGAAATGGATTGTTTTTGTAGGCCTTAACATAATCTTTTAATGTGCTTTTATCCATGTCTGGATATTCCCTCTTCAAAAACTCTTTATAATCTTTTGCTGTTTGTTTACCCGTTCCCCTAGATTCCTCGGCAAACGCCATTTTTGAAAAATAAAGTGTTGAGGTAAATACGCTTTCTTTAAATATTTCTGCGGCGTCTTTATTTTCTAAAATATCATTTATGATAGAGGGGGTATATTTAACTCTATTCATATATCTCTGGTCTTCAGCCAAAGAGTTGCTTATGGCAAACATTATATCTAGCTTTTCAGGACTCATGGTGTTGCCATATTGGTCTATCATTGGAGTCCCGTCTTCTAATGTGTATACATCGCCAATGTCAACTGAACTTACAGACTCCAAAACTCTGGCATAGTAGTCCATTACAAACACCATCCCTAAAAGCTCTTCGTTTAGGTCTATAGTTGCGTCAGCTAAAATGTTTCTCTTTCTTCTTTTTTCTGTTAAAAAGGGAATATATTCGTCGATTAAATTCACTATTGGAGTTCCCTCCCTCATGTCGCTCATAATCTTAACCCAATCCTTACCCGAAACTTCTTTTTTGAAGTTATCGAAAAGCTCTTTTGACGACATATTGTCAACCTCTCCAGGATTATACCCAGCCTCTCTTAAATATGCTTGAATTTCGGTTGTGAAAGGACTAGTAAATCCCACCCCCGCTCTAGAAAGCAAAACCTCCGCCTTTTGAGTCGGATTTAAATCAGGAGATGTTATTTCATTAATTATATCAAACTTTTTAGCGATATCAAGTTCATTGTCTAAAAAGCCATATGCATCACTAGGACTAAGAAGATTTAAGTTCTCTTCCTGTATATATTTCATTGAGTTTGATAGTTCTTCCCCATCAATCGCAAAAAGAGATGCAAGTCTCAAGTAATTATCCATCTGGTCGGCGACACCCTCCAGTTGTTTTATCTCTTGTTGACTCATGCCTTGAAAAGAAATATCTCTTGCTACCCCTTCTTTTATGGCATTAACCTGACCAACGCCTAACGGGGTGGCGTCAATCCTTTCTTTTGAACTAGCAAATGTTATTTGACCATTTCTTTGGTCATATACGATGACCGCATCATCATCTTTCATTAGTTCCTCTAATGCTGCTGCTTCTTCTGAATTTTGCAGTAACGATTGAGAGCTAGGCCCATCCATTGTCATTAAAGATGTCTGAATAGAGCCAATTATTTTTGCCTTCGACTCATCATCAAGGTTTTTAAAATCTACTGATGAAAGAGAAAATAACCCGTTTCCTTCGTCTATCCAATTTGCATGAGGAGACACATCTTCTGAAACACTATAACCCATTTGACCACCAGATATGGCTTGTACTCTTGCGGCTTCATTAAAAATATTAACCCCTGAGGAGCCAATGTTATTTGTAATTCTCTGTACGTCTCTTGTATTTTTTCTTTGATACTTTTTATCAAAAAGATACTTAGATGGTACGTATACATCTGAGCCAAGTTGATACAGCAAAGGACCAATACTAGCATCTGAATCGGAGGAAAAATATGTGCCTGGCACAGCACCTGTTTCTCCAAAAGGCACATTGTATGATTGCACCAATGGCTTAACTAATCCACTAGACACATATGTAGGTGAAAAAGATTTATCAAAATATTGTATAAGTGGAGCTCTACCCATATCTCCATCAAATAGGTATGGCGACTCAGCCGATGACAAACCATCATCTGTTTCAAAAAAATCAAACTTAGGAGCTTGATTAAACTGAGTCATCAGCCTATTCAAGGCTACTTTTCTTTCTATTGGGCTAGAGCCTTTATCAAAAAGGTCAGCACTCTCAGCCTGAAATGCCCTATAGGATGCGTAATTATTAAATACAGGTTGAGTTGTAATCTCATCTAAAATAGGCTTATTAAAATTTATATTTTCTATAAATTTCTCGTATATGGGGGTTTGCATTAAGTCAGAAAAACCTTTTGTGAGGCTGAAGGACATCATATCGGTATCTATGCCCTCAGTTTCCTGAATACCCTGCTTGTACCTAGCGAAATCACGAGACCTAAACTGTAATTCGAGCATGCGATTTCTCTGCATTATCCTTGAATAAGGACTAAAGGCTCTAAATATAGGCCTTGGAACTGCATCCTCTTCGGGCTCTTGCTGAGCATCTTCCTGCTCCCCTACCAATTCTTCCTCATCCCCTGGAGAAGAATCTTGCTGAACAAAATCTTGCTCTTCTACTAATTCTTCCTGTGTTTCTGGGGTGTTGTCTACATTATTTTCCTCAATCATTAACAAGAATATTATAGTCTTTTAAAATTTTGTCGTCCAAGTCATCAATATTGTCCTGAAATGTTCTTGAGAATGTTTTAATTACGTCTTTCCCGTCTATTATAACAGTCCAGTTACCACCAACCAAATCAACATCTAGTGTTCCGTTAAGCTGTTCCGCCAAACCCTCATATGCACGACTAATTACTGCCTTTCTACTAGCTTCTGAATCATTTCTGTTATATTTAAGCTGATACCCAAGAGCAGACGGATTAGAGAAATTAGATACCGCTACAGGGCTCTCTCCATCTGGTACAATATATGGACCTTCAATCCCTGAAGGGTATGTGTTACCATCTTTTTCAGGAGGCACACCCAATATGTTTACAACATTGGTAGTAATCTGAGCATTGCCAAAGTCTCCAGCATCAAACCTTTCACCAGCTAAACTTAAATTTTTACTAGCCGCTTGACCTGCCGCCAAAAGCCATTGGCGATATCCTTGAGGAGTATCAAGAGGGTATGGCTGACCCTGAATAGTACCCGTAGGCACACCACTAGTGTTATCAAGGCCAATCTCAAATCCAGCTGTCTGTGCGGCCAATTGAATCGCACCCTGGTCTCCCGTGGAGTAGGCTATCTCCATTTGTCTGTAGAGCTCTGTTAAATCTTTTTTGTCTCTTCTTTCAGGGTCAGGAGTATACCTGTTTCTTGTAGCCTCTTCTTTTGTTTGAACATCTATTTGTGTTGACAGGAAGTTTTCAGCATCTTTTGTGGCCTTTTTCCACCCTGCGCTACTTCTGTCGGGGACTACTCTGCCAGACTCTAAAGTCATAACAAGAAAGTTTTCATCTCCCCTTTTTGACTGGTCATATGTCATTTTCTCCATTGGGTCGTACCCTGGAATATAGTCGGACACAAGAGATATAAGATTGTCATCGCTGTTTATAATAGCACCTATGTATCCATTTTTTGCGTTATCATACTCAGGATTAAATTTTTCGCTCTTTACATTGTAATAGTAATTACCCTGTGTGCTTGTTCCTATTTCGTCAACAAAACTTTTAATGTCACCAAATGGGTCGTATGCCATAAACATTTGTTGCGACATGTTGTTTAGATTCCCCATAGATTGTATTGTAGAAATATCGTATGGAGCTGTGAGGTCTTCACTTAGCATTACAATACCACCCACTCCATCTTTACTTACAACATATTCTGTATCTCCAAAGTCCATGTACTTGCCAGTCGACATCATAAGCCAATCATCTGCTGAACTTAGCCCTGGTCCGTCTATTTTATTTCCATCCTGGTCAAATCCTCTTCTTATAAATTCTCTGTTTTGAATCGCTCCATTATATGTGTTCATATAATCTTTGAAATTTTTCAAAGAGCTGTTTGTGTTTGCTAATCTTTTGTTAAACTCGCTTACACTTATTTGGTTTGACTTGAGTAATTTTTCTTGAGTTAAGAGATACTGCCTTAAGTTGTTTGCACTATTAAACATAAAATTGTTAAATTCGACATCCATACCCGTTTCAAGGTCGTCCATCGAGCCAATAGCAGATGCTACGTTCTTATCTATCTCTGCCTTGGCATCTCCTCTTCTATCTCTTTCAAGCTGAATAAATTCTACGAATTTTCCAGTTATATCTGACCAATCTATGACGTCTTTACTTACGTCTCTTGGCGTTTGCTTGAAAAACTCTATCTGTCTAAAGTCTTGATTAATTGCCACTATGCTCCTGTTTGATTGCTTGGGAAATAGAACTGATTATATGCTTCTGTTCCATATAATGGTACTCCCTGGGCCAGAGCAGGGGCCATACCAAAAACACCTTTAATGCCAGATTCCACATTGGCTGCTGATGCTCCACGTAAATCTTCAGCCTGAGCCCTTGCGTAATCTGCTTCAGCACTATATAGACCTGCCATTTGTTGTGCTTGCTGCTGTTTTTCTTGAATTATGTTTGCTTGTCTCGCTTCTATTTGTTTTGCTTTTTCAGCGGCTAATGCAAACTGCTGACCCACAGTACCACTTTGAATAGCCTGAGCCGTTGCTTGGGCAGCTCTTGGGCCTGCGGCTTGAGCCGCATCAATCTGCTGAGCTTGTGAGACCTGAGCCTGTCTTTGCCCCTCCTCAAAAGCCATATTATTAATTCTTATCTCCTCGGACTCTGTTCTTCCAATTTCAGCTATTGCTTTGTTAAGTTGATTCCTGGCAATAGTATCTTTTTCTTGAGCCATTCGTTTTTGCTTAATTGCTTTTGCAATATTAACTATCGCTCCAACACCAGCCGCTACTGCACCAATTACAGGCATTGCCGTACCTACAGCACCACCAATCTTGCCTAGTAGGCCTAGAGCTTTGCCTGCGCCTCCTAAAGCTTGACCTGCGCCACCACTACCGATGTTGCTTGTAAAACCAGTTAATGCCCCTCCAAATTTTTGATTATAAAGAAGAGGGTTTGTATTCTTTAAGTAATCCTGATAAAGATTGCCGCTCATCCCAAAGTTGGGGCTTCCAGAACGCGGATTAAAGTTTCCAAATTTGTTAAACCCGTTTGCCATAGAAAAAGTATATTTTACAAATATACTAAAAACTACGGCTTACTCTCCATATAGTCAGCCTCCAGAGCGTACAATTCAGCAGGCAACGGTGTGTTTATGTTTATTGTCGCATCCATAAAGTGACCAGTGATACCACTAGATTCGTTTTCGCTGCTTCTAGCCACAAAAGATATAAAGTTTCCTGATGCAGGTGCGGGGCGACCCGCATCGTCTACAATTTCTATTGCAACCCTGTCTCTCCTATTAACAACTTTAGTCACAAAACCTATTAAAACACTGTTTGCGTATATGGCATCGTTAACTCTTATTGCAGAGTTCAAGGGAAAGCCTACCCCAAACTCTATTTTGTCCGTTGTTGAGGGGTCTTCTCCAGAACCCGCTCCCGTGCCAGCGCCTGCCTCCCCAACACCCTGGAAATACCTCATCTCTTCGGGTGGCGGAGAGTCTTGCTTTATAGATGAATATGATGAGTTTTCTTTTCTAGTAAAACTAGATACTGACCCAGAATTAATATCCGTTTGAAGGCTACTTGAAAGTGCATTTGTATCAGATACAACTCTAATTGCTTTAAAAACTTTTGACTTTATTGGCGTTTCGTTGAAACAAGTTTTAATATTAGAGCCCCCAAATGGAGTTAACGAACTGTCCCCATCAATCCCCTCCTCTCTATAAAAAGTAGCCCTTCCATTGTCATCTGTGTTGTGAATGTTTAGGTTTCCATTTTTAAAAGAAAAAAAGTCACTGTTCATGTCAATCATGTATTCTGGGTGAAACGTATAAAACGAAACCCATCCACCTGCATTGCTGTCTGGAGATGTTGGTGTATATGTTATTGTATATGCCATTATAGTTCTGTTAACATGGTTAATAATTCTTCCTGTGGGAACATATCGCTCTTACCCTTATTGGTGTTAGAATGCGATAGAAGGCCCCTAACTTGCCCGTAGTAGGCTTTCTCGTTCCATTCGAAGGCATCGGCCCCCTTTTCTTTTATTAGGGCAGGTAGGCCCTCTCTGACATCTATTTTGTCTCTGTCTGCAATAAACAATATTAGTTTACGCAAAGACTCAATCTGAGCGTCAGAGTATCTGTGCCAATTTTTATACCCCTTAAACTCTTTTGCTAGTTCAACGGTATGGTCTTTATGAACAGTATGGCCAGCATAAGTCTTTCCATCCTTTAAGTATCCGAAGTTACACACCTCTATGCCCACACTGTTTGTATGCATCTCTTGATATCCGTTCCTTCCTAAATGCCAAGCATACCCCCCATCAGGTATACACTTAACAATCTCACCGTCGTACTTGAACTCATCGTTAAATATAGATGGCCCACCTAAGACAAACTCGGTTGCAATTCTGCCCCTACTATCTCTACCCCAATGGTCAATAGTGCGATATGGATTATGCCATCCTGCTGTGTGGTGTAAGAACAGCCATTCCTTTTTAGTTGGACCTTTAAAGTACTCACGCTTGGGTAGCATGTGATGGTTAATAACAATTCCGTGTTGACTGTCTAGTGACTCTTGGATGTCTGTAGTCAATCCAAATAAAGCAGCCCAAGTCTTTGGGCCTACTATACCGTCTACGTCTAAATGCTCTTCAACCTGAAATCTCATCACAGCGGACTCAGTTATAGGGCCAAAAACGCCATCAGCCTCAATGTCGAGTTCTCGCTGAATCTGTTTTACTTCTTGTCCTGTATCTCCTTTTCTTACCAGCATATTATGTGTTAACTGTTGTTATGATACCATTCGCATCGACCACTATACTAGACACTCCAGTAACGCCTACTGTGTTATAAGTACCCGCTGCTAGCTTTGTTGTGCCGTTTGCGTCAGTAAACACATGATTGAATCTTGCAGGAGTCCCTCCTGTTCCGCCTGTAAATGTAGAATGATAAACCGTTATAGGGCCTGCAATTTGAAATGATGGTAGTGCTGCTGGGCATGCTGCCGTTATGTTAAAGAATTGAGATTTAACAGAGAAAAAGTTTAGCAACAACCTAGATGGAGATGCTGATGTTTTGGGAACTACCATTACATATTCCGCACCTCCTGTAGCTGCCGTTACGTCTGCACTATTCACCACAATATTTTGAGTTCCCGCCTGAGTATACGTAGAGCCATCATATTGATTTAGTACAAAAGGAATGGTAGCGTTACCTGATGATGGAAGTGGAGATATAATTCCATTATGAGACCAAAAACTATCTATAAAGCCAACAAGTGAAGATGTGCAAGAATTAAATGTACTTGTTCCAAGACTGGCTACAAGCATACCCGCATAATCTGTGTTTGAAAGAGCTCCAGATTCTGTTCTGTTTGGCTTTATTCTTATAACAACCGCTCCCGTTGCGGAGGTAACGTCAATAGGGAATATATTAGTTTGTTGCTCCGATATTATAGTGCCAGAGTTAACGTCAAAACCTGAACAACTTATGGCGCAAGTAGGACACTCTAATATATCAGATAAAGCACCCGAATTAATTAAATATCCCACTGAGCCCCCAACTGCACCTCTAGCATATACACCATTTGCAACAGACGTGCTTAAATTTCTATCTGTAAATACACCTGTAACTTTTCGCTCATCATTTGCATCAACAAATCTTGCTGTTGGACTACCCCCTGTGGAACAACAAACAGTTTCTAGGTTGTCGCTGATTGAAGACGCAGGAGCTACTTCGTAGAAATTATGTTGATTTACATTTCTTAAGTCCCATATTAAATACAGATAGTTTTCTCCAACCCCTCTTACATAATCAAAGTCAGCAAAGTATCCATCCCCTGCGCTATTTGCAGAAATAGATGTGGGAGACTTCAATTCAGAATCGGCTAGTATTGTTTGAATATCAGATGCCGTGTACTGAGCCGAAGTTTCAAGTATTCTAAACCTATGAACAGGTTCGGCGGCAGTCATATCATCTAAAGTAAATGATTCACTATTAAATGCAGCCATTCTTAAGGTGTCTCCAGAAGCGGGTATAACTCCGTTACCAGGTAGTCCCGCCGTTTCTATGAATTCACTTACAACAGTGCCCGTGCCTGATGAAAGCACAAATTGTCCTCCCTCAAGTGCTGAAAAACCACCGCTTTCAGTTCTAGAAAAAGCATATCCAAGTTGGGCATCTGCACTCTCATTGCTGCTTAACACAATGTATGTAACATTTAAAGATGTGGCCGTTGGGCATGGAGCAGAAACTGTAAACGTACCCATTATAGGCCCTGGATATGTTATGTCTAAATCTATAAGGTTTGGTGTCGAAGAAGACTTGCTAAAGGTATACGTACTAGAGCTCGTTATTGCAGAGCCGCTTCCCCCTTGAGTTACTCCACCTAGCTTTATGGTTGGTGTTATACCCGTTGTTACGGCTTTAGTTATTTCATAAGGGTCGTCAACAGTAAATATTGCACTTGCTAGTACTATTTCTGTTTCAGAAACTACGACAGTAACATTTGCTGTTTGACCTGTTCTTTTATTTTTAAACTGACAAGAGTTGTCAACCCCACTAGTAACAAATGTCGCCTTGCTATCAACTACTCTTTCATCAAGTTCTGATGATATTACGGAGTAGGCTTCGCCACTCAAAATTATATCACTGCTAAGTGTAAGAGTGGTGTTAGAGTCTATGGAAGATATTGTTGCAAACTTAGTGGTATTATCAACTCTCACCATATCGCCTGTAGAAACGCTAGTTGAAAATGTTTGCCCCTCATCAATCAATTTATTTGCAGACACTTTACTAGGCACTCCAGTATCGGTAGCCGTACCCGTTAGTTTTACCGTGGGATTGTCAGTTACTGAGCCGCTAACAACAAAGTCTTTTATATCTGATATAGTAACCGCTATGGCTACACTTCCTATGGTATTGCCAAGGTCTACCTGTGTTTTTGTAGTCCTAGTTGACGAAGTGGCATCAACAGCCTCTATTTTCTTAGTCATTATTATGTTGCAGGGCTCCACAAATGTAGGCTCTGGAAGGCTGCTGTCAGTTGATGATAAAACATATTCTTGAGAATGAGAATCGTATTCACCAATATTTATTTTATTTATAGACTCCTTTAAGTTATCTCTAAAGTATGACCTCATGCCAACATTAGACACGATAGCGACTTGGTCATTATCTCCCCTTGCTCCAGTGCCAGACACTCTTACTACTGCACCTCTTTTGGCATCGGTGAAATAGTAGTCGTATCCATACTTAGCGAAACTCTCAGCATTTCTACTAATACCAAACTCTTCTGGCCTTGGAAGCTGATTGCCCAAGAAATTGTTAGACTTAGAAAGTAATTCATTCCCAGAAGTGTCTGATAATATGTTTTTAGACACCAAAACTCTAGATATTCTATCCTCTTGTAGCACAAGTATATCTTCCGTTCTGTCGGACAATACCATTACAGCTCCAAAGTTTTTATCTAGGTCTTTGTAATTTATATCTGAGAGGTTGAATTCATTTAAAGCATTGTAATTAGTCTCATCATTAAAGACTCCGCTATATGATAAAGAAGCAAATCTATCTGCATCTTTGTATTCGGTATCTGACTCTATAGAAACCCTCTCTCCTATAAAAAACTTTCTACCAACAACCCTGTCTCTAACTTTCATAGACTCAACCCCATTGAAAAATGTAAAGCAGTTGTGAAAATTCAAATCAGATATAGCGCTTTGCAGCGAAGCCGTGTTTTGGTCTTGGACATTCCCCTTGTGTATTAACTTGTTTGCGCCATCAGTTGCGATATCAAACACCTCGTTACCTTCATAATATATTTCAGAAGATATTTCTTCGGCTTGAGTTTCGAAAATATAAAGTCCCGAGTTTCTTATAATTTGTATTCTTGCCTTTGTTACGGCAGGCTTTCCACGTCTGCACCCAGGCAGACCACATTGTGTCCATAATTCAAGTCCATTCCCATATACTGAGGTATTATTTACGAATTGAAATCTGTGTTTCCCCTCAGGAGAAGTTGCGCTATAAACCTGTGAGTTTACAAGAGGATTGCCTATATTAACATTTGTAGCTACAGCAAAACTACTGCTAAGCACGCCAAGCGTTCCAAAATTATTATTACTGTACGTCCCCGTTGCTGAATCATAATCAATATCAAGTGATGTAGCTCCAGAGCTTGTTTTTATGTCACTCCAACTTATACCACCGTTATGATTATTAAAGAAATCTTGAAAATTATCGTAGCTTGAGATAGCCACAAAATTATCCATTATAAACTCATCTCTAATCGACTTACAATTGTTTGTTGTTTGAGCTCTTTTGTGAACTATTTTTAAAGAAACTCTATCTCCAGCATTTATTGGTATGTCACTAAAGCCTTGGTCATAAAGCCTTATTCTCATTATTCCTTGCTGAAAAAGATGAATAGTTTTGGCTTGAGATGCAACATCCATATTAACTACATCTGTACCTGCTTTTTCAACAGACATTTCATTGCCAGGATTAAGAGACATGTATAGTCCCTTTAAAGAGGATGTATTCCCTGGTATCTCGTTATTAGCAAAGGCTTGAATGTCTAAGACAGTAACTTTAGACAAGCTGTCTAATGCACCAGTAGAATCAGCCTTTACGGTTAACACATCACCCACCTTCATTTTATTTTGATTGTCTCCATCTAGTTTAAAATAAGATGTGCCATCAGTGGGGTCTACATATACCACATCAGAGTATATTGTTTCGTAATCACCCTCAGAACTTTTCAAAAAGAATTTATATTTATTAGCCCAGGCGGGTGGTTTTTGAGAAGTTGGGATTGTAACTCTAATTTTATTTATCTCATCACTTCCGCTCGCAGGAACATAAACGGTGTTGTCTTCAGAAGTTAAGACTGTTGTGGCCCGATTGTGGTCATCCAAATAAACTATGCCTAGGTCATAATCCCTGTTACTGTGTAGCGATTTGTTTCCTCTTGCTCCTTGAGATGAGAAGAAGTCTACGTTAGTAATATCAAAATACTCAAAAGAGTCTGTTGATGTGTCATTTAGCTTAAAAGCAGGAAATGTGAAGTTGACAACATTACTACCCGCCGTTGAGGTAAATTTTATTTGTCTAGTTTCAACTAAAGACCCCAATAAATTAACTCCAAGGGCTTCAATACCATTCCCTATTATAGAAAGCCCTGCTCTACTTCTTGAACTTTCATAAGCACACATATATGCGTCTGTGAATGTTGTATTGAAATTGCAAAGTTTGTTGTCAGTAACTACGTTTGATGGAAGTATGGAGTTTATGTTTGTTGAGCCAGTAGATGTAACATCAAATCCAGACGTTCTTATATATTCTTCGCTAGTAAATAAATCATGCACCGACGTGTGGTCTCTTGGAAGCCTATAATTAATTTCAAATTGAAATGTATTTGGCTCATCCACCGTGGTAGAGTATGATGATTTGCCAGCATTTCTGGTAAATGTAAAAAGCAGACTAAAAACATTGCCCTTCTTTAGACTCATTCCAGAAAAATCTATGGCGGCATCGTTAAGAAGTTGTTTTGTTGAGCCCTCTATATTATAATCGGCGTTATTGATTGAAATTGTTGCAGAAGTTTTAAAAACATCTCCCGTGGCAATTTTTCTCTGTGCCGTGTAATTAATCTTTACTTTATCATCGTTTTCATCTACAAGGTCTCTCCCGTCATGATAATTTCCGTACACCAATCTATTGCCAGATATTGTTTGCCCTTTTGCTTTTAGAGGAACATTATCAAAGGCACGGGCTAGTTGATTGGGAGGTAATGCAGCATACGCCTTGCTATTGTCAAACACAATTGTCTTTTCAACATTGTCTGGATATCCAAGCTCAGCCTTGTCATAGTTTTGAACTATGCTTATCGAGTTTGAATCGCTTATCTTATAGCATAGTTGTATATCGGTAACTCTCTTGTCTCCAGTGTTAAACGTAACCTCAGCAGCATTAAAGTGGTTAACCATCCCTTCGTTGTCATAGGTGGCCCTATCAAACACAAACTCCTTAGCCTCGTATGCCAGCTCACTAAAAGAAGAAAGTGCGCTATACTCTCCATCTAAATATCTATATCTATATGCGAATGAGAGCATTTTGTCCTCAATAAAATTTTCTTCAGCCCCAGTTTCAATCATGTTTATTGTGGGGGGAGCAAGAGGTGGCTTTACTATAACGCTTATGTCGTCCTCTGTAACATTATCAGCCAATGGGCTTCCTGTAGGAAACAGGTAGTGTCTTGTTACGTTTATTCTTCTTGGCGGATTCAGGTCGTCTGTAAAGAATAATAGGTCTCCTATTTTATCTACACCCGTTATAAGATGTTTAGGGTCAAAATTTAAAATAGAAATACTTATTACGTGGTATAGCAATTGGTCGGTGTTCATGTTGTATGAAACAATCATATCAACAGCAGGAACGGTTGCTCCAGCCGCATTAGTACCCCCAGGGTCATGAACAAACCAGTATATGGTTTCTTTAGTATCATCTGAAAACGCCCCTATGCAAACAGCGTCAAAGGATATTCTTGCGCCATTGAACTCTAACTCTGTAAGTCTTCTGCTACCTTTTACATTTTGTACTGCACCTATTTCATCATTATCTCCCGAACTGTTTATTCTAACATTTGTAGCGTCAATGTATTCACCTTCGGGTAAAATTCTTTGGTCGACACCTTTATTCATGCGACCCTTCAGAAACGTCCGTACTTCTTTCATTATTTAATTATGTTTCCCTGTGCTCTTAAATTCATTAAAAGTCTTCCAGGATGTATATTACTCATTCTTATTTTAGCGTTCCTAAGCAAAGTTGATTTGTCTTTTTGTGAACGTCTAACGACATATTCTTGCACCCCTACCCTTGAATTAACAAGCATATATTTTATATAGGCATATATGTATTCTTCAAATAATTTATTAATGCTAACAAGGGAATCAGTTCCTCCCTCCATGCCATCTGAAATATATTCAAGTATACATTTTTGACCAGACATATCTGAGGAAAAATTTATTACTCCGCCCCTGTTGTCTATTCTAAATGTTGGATTTGAAAATGCCGTCTCTGAGTTCAATCCAAATCTAGCACCGATTGGAAAATCAAAATAATACTTTCCATTTATTAAGTATCCCTCTTGCCCGTGGTATATACTACCCTCATTAAGGTAAATACTTTTATTTGTTTTGTTTATTCTTCCAATATCAAAACCTGACTGCTCTGCTTGAAGTATATCTCCAGATTCGTCGAACAATATGTTGGAGTCATTATCTTGAAGGTATGCTATTGCAGTATTAGCCTGAACATTTTCCGTAAGAGGGTATAGACAACCGTCTTTAAACATTGACACTCTAATCCAGTTGACGTAATCGTTGGGAAGTATAAACCTTAGATTTTCAGAAACATCTAGCTCTAGTGCTTTTATCTCCTTGAAGGCATCATAATTTAATTCTTGAATGCCACGCTTAGCGTGAAATATAACCTGAGCTCTAGATACATTAGCAAGTAGCTTATCTTGCCCTGTATACATCATCATAAAGTTATTTACAATGTCACTTAGAGCGACATATTGATATGAACCCCAGTTAGCATTTTCAGGCACTGCGCCTGCATTCTCATAATATTGATATCCTGTCAAATAAGCCATTATTCATCCTCTTTTATATCCAATGCATTTTCCCCAACTGTATACTGATATAATTCTTGGTCTCTAATCGAAACGCCAGCTAGTTGCAATATTTTAGTCACAAGAAGTGGTATCTCTGACTCTGGAAGCTCAAAATCTCTGTACCCAACTTCTGATGGGTTGAATTGGTTTTCACCAAACCCAGTCCATACAGGGTCAAGTGGGTGTCTAATATACTGAGCAACAACACTTCCCAGGTTGTTTATCGTGTTTGGATACATAATCACATTGTTTGACTGAATCAGACACGATGGGAACATTGTGGTTGGAGCGGTTAGGTTTGACAAAGCCAAACTAAATATTTTTGATGCGTCTTGTATTTCAACTTCGGCATACTTGCTTGGGTTAAATACTTTATATGTCATAAGAACGCCACCTCCCAAGTCTGCAAATATATCCTCTGTTATTGTTATAACACTATCACTATTAACCTGAGCAATAAAAGCAGAAGTTTGGTCGTATGTATTTACAACTAAGTCTCCAACAGATACAGTTGATGTAAAATTATTTGTAGTAACATCTACCAGTTGATTTGCGCTTCCAAAAGAAGTTTGAGTTCCCTCTTTTTTTTGAGTGTTGTAAAAAAACAACCTGTTAAGTAGGTACATATCTGTTGGCGTATCAAACACATGACTGAGCGTCACGTTTGCCAGTGGAGATATTTTTGAGAAAATTTCTATAACCTGTCTTTTTCTTTCAGAAATATTAGCATACGCTTCATTTGTTGCGGCAGGAATGGCTGTAGATTGATTTACAGCAACTCTTTTGTTCAACTTGTTTACCTGGTCATTATAATCATAGAAATATTCTTTGAATATATCTAGCTGAGCATGCCGAGCGTAATTGTTGAAATCCTCTGGTGGTATATATCCGTAGTTGTTTTTATTCGCTATAGCGAGTACAGTTTGGCGAACTTCGTTAATCATAACGGTAAAGATACAAAATAAAAAAGGGGTCGAAACCGACCCCTAATAAATTAAAGCAACAGTATCTATTATGATATTGCTGTTGGTGCTTCAGTTAGTGTAACTGGGTGAACAATCTCATTCCACTTAGTTGCAAGTGCCAATACAATAGCATCCTCTAGTTCTGCAACATTTGCAGTAGGGGCGCTGCCATGAGCTAGTGTCACTGTAGCCCCGTTCTCATAGGTGATTGTTAAGTTGGTTGATGAAACAACTAGTTTTACAATACTGTTAACTTTTACTAATCTGTCGCTTAGTTGTGTTAGTTTAAGATATTTTTCCATGTTTTAAGTTTTATGGTAATTAAAAAAAATACTCTGCAAATATACTAAGAAACTACAACTGATGCTGAACCTCTCTGTATAGCTACAAACTCTTCTGAACCTGAAGGAATAACAAAGTCTGCCATTACATTAGTAGCGCTAGACTGCAAGTGTGTTTCTATCTGATTTATAAGAGCATCATAGAAGGCCCCTGCTTTTGCTTCGCTTGGGTCGTTACCTTCAAATACAATCGTTAACATAGCCCCGCTCGCATACTGAATCTCAATGCCATTATATACCAAGCAAACAATTGGAGACCCCGCAGCGAATTCTCTTGGCCCTCCGACTTGAACTATAGATGCAATGTCACTACATCTAATAATGGTATCTCTTCGAGTATCCTTATCGTATACTGTAAACTGATTGTCTGAAGGTATCGCAAATGTAGAACTTGTGTTTAGTATTAATTCATCAGCGTCAGTTACGCTTACTACTTTATCAAGAGTATACGCAGGCCCATTGTCTTTTCCTGTTGAAGTTAAGACGAAGTCTCCTGCTTCAACACCCATTGCTGTAAAATCAGTACCCGCTGCACCTTTTAATTCATTGTCTGTGTCGGGGCTAGTACTCGTGCCTGTGCCCTTGGCTATAGCTAGTGAGTTTATACGTAAATATTTTTCCATATTCTGCAAATATAAGTAAAATACTTTCAAGCATTTGCTATACCAGATATGGTGACGGCAGAGCCAGCCGCACTAACTAGTCCAGCCAGTGAAACGGTAATAAAGGCCTCTGAAGAAGACCTAGATGTTAAAGCTAATATTGAGTCTATAATTCTATCTCTTACCGTCTCATCGCTTGATGACATTGTGCTGTGAGTAATGGTGGTTGTAGAGCCACCGTCGTAGTCAATGGTTACTGTGGTTGTAGATGCTTGATTAATCAGAATCGCCCCCTCAATACCAATTAACACATTGCCTGCATTTGATACGGGAACTAGTAAATACTTATACATACAGACAAATTATGATAAGTTAAAGATAGTAAATAAAAAAGGACCTCCATGGGAGGCCCTCTAAACAATAATTATGAACTATCTATCGAATCAAATATATAAATAAATATTTATTATTCTTCTATTTTCATCAATTGTTTTTCAAGTGCATTCATTATTTCTTCATCATTAACAAGAATATTAAGCACAATATCCCTTGGGTCTTCACCATATGGGACATTACTTAGCTTCTTTTTGTTGTTTGGAAGATTGTAATAAATGTCTTTGTTTTTATTTCTAAGAGACAATAAATTCTTATCAAATAGCTTAGCTACTAAGTCTTGAATTTCAATGCTTGAATCCTCTATGGCATCTAAGAAAGCCTGAGGACTGTTTTTGGCAAACATTAGAACATCTCTTTTGATTTCAGCAGAAGACATTGTGTCAACTCTTGCCCCAAGGTGAACACGAGCTACAGTTTCCATGGTTGATATATCCATTTGCTTTGCAGCAATTAGCGCATCAACTTCGTGACTTATATTATCAAGTTCTTCTTGAGCATTTCGCTCAACGTTCACCTCTTCAAATAGCTGACCATTCCCTGGGTGAAGTTCTAGGAATTGTTGTAATACAGGATTTGTTTGCGGAACGCTTAAGAAACCATTTTCAAAAACAACAGGTTCTATTATGGCATTGCCATCCTGTTCATCCTCAAATGGACTTTTTTGATTTGAAGCGTATCGAAGTGCTCTGTTAGTTTTTCCGTCAAAATGTAGAAGTGGCTTTCTATGAGTGTTTCTTGAAGCCAGAATAAAGCTTAACGGCGCAGCTTTACTTTTTAAAACGTAGATTTTATTTTTCATTTGATTTAATTTAAAAAAGGGGGGAGTTGCCTCCCCCCATTAGTTAGGAAATATTATCCCTTGAAGATAAAGAAGTTGTTAGCTCCCATTACACATACCGCTCTTTCAGAGAGGAAGTGTACCTCCATAGCATCTAAGCTCGTTCCAACACGGCCATCAACCATACCAGCAGAACCAACAATAAACGTTTTGTATCGTCTATTTTCAGTTTCTGATGCACGGTATCTAACGTGTAAGAATGGTCTAGTAGCGTTTTTACCAAGAACTTGGTCATAAACAGTTGTAGAACCAGCAGGAACAAGAAGTCCGTTGATAGCTCCACCTACTAATCCACCTCTTAGTGTTGGGTCATTCAAGTATTTCCAATCAGTCTTGTAGAAGTCATAACCTCTGCGGAATCCTGAGAATCCAAGGTTTAATGCCATCTCTTCGTCGTTGTCGAAAAGACCGTAAGAAGTACCTCCTGCACCATAAGAGTTTTGAGCAGCAAGCATGTCGTCAATATCGAAAGAGAACTGTCTGTTTAAGAACAATACGTTTTCCTCAATAGCACCTTGCTTGTCAAGTCTCTGAATAACAGCGTCAAAGTCAGAAAGGGTAGTTGGGTTACCACCACTCCAAACATTTCCTCTGTTTTCAACAGCGTGGAATACACCCTCAGTACCAGCAGTAACTTTTGTAGCTGAAGTGAATCCTAGTGAATTTTCTGCACCAGAACCGTCAGCAGCAGGAACAGCCTCAACCAATGCAGTCTCCAAGTAGTCTTCGAAACGAAGTCTTGTTTCATGCTCTGATTTTAGATACCATAGGTATCCTGTTCCACCGTCTTCAGTGCTAATTTCAATCCATCCAATTTGAGCCATGTCAGAGCCAGAAACAGAATATCTGTCTTTGATAATAATTGGCTTGTTGTCAAAAATTAAACCATCAGCCTCTAAAGAGTTATTCATTCCAGAAGTTCCTTTTTTGAATTCTGAACCATAAACGAATAAAGATAAGTTTGTGTCCTTTGGAACTACTTGGTCTGCCTCATAAAGAGCGACGCTGATTGTTGGGGGCGAACTAGCATAACTTGGTTCAGCAACAATAACACCTTTGTTCGACAATGTAGAACCAGGAGTGTTGTCAGAAATCATAACAGTCTGGCCCTCTCTCAATGCGATTTGACCATTTTGGAAACCTAAAGCAGTTAAGCTATCATTGATTTTAAATGTGATAGCTGATGTTTTTGTTCCTGGGTTTGATTCTGTTTGAACTTCATCATACTTAATATGTAGACGACCCTGCTCAGACCACTTGATTAAGTCAGAGTTAGTTGGCATCTCTGCACCTACCATTCTTAAAAAAGAAGAGATAGTACGGTTGCCATAACGCTCGAACTCAGCCTCGTAAACGTCTGGTAAATACTGATTCAAAAAGTTGAAGTCAGTTAAATAATTTGTAGAGGTTGCGACCCTCTCTGCACTAGGTTGTAAATTAAAACCTGGAGTGCTCGCTAATGAACCTGCCATTTTTTTGTTTTATGTTTTTTTAATACTTTTTATCCTAAGTCCGTTCCCTCGGCTTTCACCGACATTACGAACATTGAACCCACCTTTATTAGAGAATTGTGGAGCTTGCTTGACATCCATATTAATATTTTTAGCACGCCTTGCATCACTCTCTATAGCCTCAGCTCGCCCTTGTTCATAAAAGAACTTGGCAAACTTATCTGGGTTCATGGCCGCCGCCATTGCCTTGTGGTATCCACGAGCGTCATTAATCATACCATCATTATCTATAAATTTCACTATAAAATTTTCTAGAGATGATTGGTCATTCATAACTTGACTCGTTTCGCCAGGTGAGTATGTATAAGAATTGTCTCCAATAGAAAACTCAAAACCTTTGAAGTCATCATTAAAAACAGCCCTTGTTTTCTCTTCAAAAAACTCCGCTCGTCGCTTATTTTGCTCCTCCTGGGTTTTTGCTTGATTAACGTACTCTTTGTAAGCATCAATCTCTTCTTTAGAAATCTCGTTTGCCCTTGACTCAAGTGGCTTTTTATATTTCTCTTTCTGAGACTCGAAGTGCTTTTTAGCTTTGGCTAATTCTCTTTTCTTATCTACTTTCTTTCTGTTAGAATCTTTAGTGTTTTCTTCTTCAATATCAAATCTATCAGAAATTAGTATGTCTATATCCGTATCATCGAGGTCTGGTTCAACCGATTTATAATAGTTAAATAAAATTTCATCGTCCGTTAAGTCTTCCGTATTTGAGTTAAGTCTTAAAAAATCCTCCATGGTTCTGCCAGTTTCTTTTCTGTACTCATAGTACGCTTTTATATCATCTGGCAATTCTTCAGATTGACTTCTCTCAGCGGTAAGCTCATCGAAAGAATCTATTTTCTTTCCGTACCTCTCTGATATATATGAAAGAACATCTTCGTCACTAAGTGACTTTTTTTCTTCTTGTTTTGGTTCTTCTTGAACCTTATTTTCTTCTATTTGCTTTTGCTCCTCCTCATGCTTATCTAGCAAATCTTTTTCTATCTCTTGTTTAGACTTCTCTTCTACAGAGCCTAACGCTTTTACTTTAATTTCCATTTAATTAGATTTTGTGCAAAGTTACAACTTTTTATTTTGGAGCGAATGGGTCACCAACACCCTCTACTATCTTATTCAAGTCGTCAGATTTTTCCATAAAGTTAATTGGAGCAGTTCCCTTTTTCCTCTGGTCTATTAATCTTGATTGTTGTGTGTTTTGCCTGTCAATTCTTTCATCCTTAGCATCCTCTTTTTCTCTACTTCTTTCATCGAGCTTTTGCTCTTTAGTCATGGCTATTTGATAGTCATATTGAAATTGCTGCTGCATTAACTGACTTTTTATTTGAGCTTCATTTTTCATCTTCTCTATATCAAAAGCCACTTGTGCTTGAATTTCTCTAAGAGTAACCTGATGCTCCATAGATAGTTTTTGCTGAGCGTTTTGAGCAGCAAGTTGTTGTTGTTGAATCTGCATCTGTTGTTGCATCTGCTGCTTTATCATTTCGTTTTCACGCTCCTCTTCAGCATTTCTACTTCTTTTTATTTTTAGAAGTTGATTCGCAACCTTAGTGTTGTTAATCTCTCTTATGTCTATGGCATCTTCAAGATTTATATCGCCTTTGCCAAGAGCAATTTGGATGTTTTGTTCTAGTTGAGCTTTTTGTTCTTCGTCTGGCGCTATTTCTATGAATACACCAAAGTCTCTCATGTATAAGTCTTTGATGTCATCAAGCATAGAAAGATTGTATTTGCCTATCTGCATTGCAAATTCCTCAGCAAAATCATAATACTCAAGGATGTCGGCTATTCTACAAGATAAAGCCTGAGAAAGCCTTTTGACTATAAACATACTTGATTCAAGTATATGCCTTGTGGCTGTGTTTGAGTTTGCAGCAGCAAGTTTTTGAACACCCACTAGAGCGTGAGGGTCTGGAGTTGAGCCGTCTCTTGCTTCGTTAAGTCCAGTTACGCTTCGAATCATGTCTAGATAATAATTATAATTACCTATCAATGCCTGTAATTTACCCTGACTATTATGTCCTGTAATCGGCTGAATAGGAACTCTAGCGTTATTAAATTCTCCATCTTGAGTATAAGACCTACCAATAACAGAACCTGTCTGGAAATACAGTCTGAGTGCATCTTCAGGATTATACGCCGCTCCTGTACCCAAGTCTACTTCGTTTAATCCGTCGGCGTCAATAAAAACTCCATCTGGTGTCATTCGATTCATCACCTGTTGAATTTTCAGATGCGTAATCTGAATCAGGTCAGCATATGGAATCATTCTTCTAACAAGAGATTCAATATTGCCTTTATACATTCTTGGAGCGACAGCCACATAATTAGGCAGTGCATGCTGAGAGGCAGACGCAGGTCGAACCATATTCTCCATCATGTTCCAACGAAGGACAATATCAGTTCCCATAACCATTACACCTTCATACCAAACATCAATAGTTTTTTCTACCACTTCAAATCTGCCTTCTTCAACCATTTCTGGTGGAGGATTAAATGCAGAATCTTTTTCTACCATTTTTACAGCGCCACCTTCAGATATTTTTTTCTTGTACTTAAAAGTGTTTGTGGTCTTGTAGTTAAAGTAAAGAAGGGTGGCCGTATCTCTATAGAATGTATCATTTTGATAGTACTGCTGAACATTATAATAATTATACCAGTTCTGACTGTATTTTGATATTTTCTCTAAGTCCTCTTGAGTTAACGATGGGTCTATTTTTACAAGCTCCGTAATTGGAACGGTCTTTATTTCTCCCCAATAAAAACAATCCTTGAAATAAGGGTCCTCGGTGTAGCTGTGTATTAGGTTCGCTGGGTCTACATAATTAACCTCAACGCCAGCTCCAGGGTTAAACTCATGCTTAACCACTCCCATTCCCAAAACAGCTAAATCATAATCAACCCGTTTTCTTACATCGCTGTAGTCGTTCTCTTCAAGTATTGTGTTTATAGCCGTCTCTTCTGCTATTTCTATTGCTGGCTTGTAATTAAGCTGAAGGTGTATGTTTAACTCTTCGTCGTTGGCTGGCAATTGTTCTGGAGATATATTAAACGCATCAACGCCAAAATCATCTTTTATTGTTTGCAGAACATCTTGGGCAATCATATCAGCCCTAACCATTTCTTGATATGCATTTTTTTCGTCAGCAGACATAGCATCTTGTGCCTCTGCCTTAACAGTAAAAGGTCTGCTCGACATCCCATTAACTACAATGTCTACAAACTTAGGTAGTATGGGTACGGGTGTCCAGTCTAAATTAAGGTAGCTTAGGTCTCCGTCTACAGCAAGTTCTTTTTTATACTTAGCAATAGATTGCTCACCACGAGCGTATAATTTTAACTTGTGAAAGTTTCTATATCTATCATAGTATCTTCCATTATTGCCATCTCTTCTAAACCATTCGTATTGGATTGCTTGACCTATCTTTAATCCATACTCTACACTAGCCTTCTGTTCATCTGACACAAACTGGCTAGGGAAGTACATTGACGGAATGTTTACTTTGACATCTTTCATTTAGCTTAGTAATTCGCTTATGTTTCCCTTGTTATTATACCTTGCAAAGTTAACTTTTATTTTCGATTGTTTAACTTCGGGTCTATATGTGTGTCTTTGATTAGCCATAATGGCTAGTCCAGAGCTTATGGAGGCATCATGCTTTGTTCTGTTGTTTATATCAAATCTAGCCCAGTCTACTAGAGTGGAAGTAAATGGCATAGTCCCCATGTCTCCAGAATCCCTGTGCTCTCCAGACATATCCAAGCCAACGTATTTTTCTATATAAGACTCTATAGCGGCTGCGTGAGACTGTTTTATGTCCTCAGATGAGTTTGGTATACCGCCAAGTTCTTTCTCGGTCTTAGAGAGCTTGTTAGAGGCCTTGTCGGGCCTGTTCATAGAGTACGCCCTGTACCCTCTGTTTTTAAAATGATATAATAGTCGGGGCTTATTATTCTCCGCCAATATGGGCATACCATAAAAAATACACGCCATAAGTACATCCTCAAAAAACATTTCTGCCGTCTGCGGCCTCGCAACGTATTCTAAGAAAAACTCATTAGAAGGACCCTCATCCATATGAAACTTAGTTAGGCCATGAAGAGCTCCATTTGATGAGCCTCCACCTACAGTGCCAGATATATCATAAGGGTCACATCCAAAAGAGCCCATGTGCTCATTGCCAGGTCTTTTTCTTCCACCTCTCTCTATAAATTTATTTTGAAGGTGTCTAGGCGGAATCCATGAAACTAAAAATCTTCCCTTATTGTCTGGAGTCCAAACCACCCTGCTGTCAGGACCATCCTTCCAATAGAACTTGCCTCTTGTAACATAGTGGTCTTTTATAACCGAGTCATTGTAGTCTATCTGCTGATATATCTTGGTTAGGTTAAATATGGATGACTTACTCTCATCCCTAAAAGCGTGAGACTCTGTTCTAGGAAACTGACGATAAAACTCGTTTAGCGCATCCGCATCACTTTTTAATGATTTCACTTCATTTTCCCAGTAGCTTATTGCTCCTGTATGTATCATCTCGCCGTCTACTCCCTCAAGGGAGACAGTTGGTGTATCAAACACAGGCCACCCAAACTTGTTTATATACCCCTCGAAGTTCCATTCCATAGGAACGAACAAAGAATATAAGCCACTCTTCGTTTGACCATTAGGATTCCTATTGGATGGGTCGGAATCCATATACAGTTTCTTGAAGTTGTCACCCCCCTTGTTCAATGCGTTACACGTAGACCCCATCATACACTTGCCAACGATACGACTACCTAGCCTCAAGCAGGTCTTAGTTACACGCCAATTGTTTAGAATGTTCTCAGGCTTGTCCCACTTACCACTCTCGTCGTGTATTAATAGTTTTAGTTTCTCACCATCGTAACTATTGTCGGCTGTGTTCTTCCAATCAATTGTGGTGTCAAGGCCATCCATATCATCGTCCATAACCTCGTGCATATTCTTCTTTGTAATCTTAGAAGCTGGAACACGAAACGCCAACTCAGTTTTTGGCTTATCCATACCGTCCTGTATCGGCTTGAAGAAAAATGGATAGTTGTTGGCTATCGGTACAATCTTATCTACGAACAGCTTCTTAGCATCACCCCCTGTCTTTGACAACACCCCAAGCCTAGAGTCCTTAGCTAGTGTCCCAATATTTACAGATTCTGAGGCTCCCATAAACGAAAAACCTGAACGCCTAATCTTTAGGTAACACATGCCAAAACATCTCTTGTCCGCCTTGCATGCCTCCCAGTATATGTAGAATATTCTATTGGCCTCCCTGAAGTCAGGATACCCAACGTCAATCTTAGTCCATTGCAAGTACATGTAATGAGAACCCGTGAGGTAGGTTGGCTCACCATGGTTCATATACCAAAAACCATTCTCTCGGTTATCAAACTCCTGCTCGATATAGTCAACCCACATTGACTTAAAGTCAGACAACATCTCATTCCATTGGAAGATTGACTTTATTCTATGTAATTGTCTGGGGTATTCTTTGCGCTCCCAGTACTGTTCATCTTTCTTTTTGCTCCTGGAGTACACAGTCTTGGGTTGTTGGGGTAGACCTATAATAAGTCCATTAATATTATACACCTTCCCTAGCGTGCCATCTTTTGAGATGATTATAATATCGTATTTTTCGTCGTAGCCATACTTCCAGCTCTTCCCCTTGTTCTTCTGTCTTATGACTTGCTTGGGAATACCTGAGTCTACAACTCGATATAAACTATTTTGACCTTCGTTCAGCAAACCCTCTAGTTGAACTTTTAACCTCGTTAAGTGCCTCTTTTTCTGCCTCGATTCTTGATAGTATTTCAAACGCATCGAATATGGCTAGCTTCTTTGTTGCAGCGGCATTCTTTAGCCTATCAGCAGCAAGTTCATCGTCAGGGTCTGGTTTTATGATATTCTCCTCAGCCACCTTGATGAGTTGCTGTACAGCCTTGTACCCTGCATCAATAATTTTTTTCTTTATCTCTGAAGTGTTCGCTGTATTTTTTGTCCCAGCTCCAGTCTCTTGTTTTTTCGAATTGCTCATAAATCCAAATTGCATCAGGGCATCTCTGCCATCTATATTTTCCTTTTACTCTTTTCAACTTGCATCCGCATTGAAGCCACCTTTCTATCTTTTCCAATGAATCGTAATGTTTTCAGTAAACATCCTATAAAGCTTCTCATCGTTTACTCTAAACTCATACTCGCTATCAGGACTAAATGATATTCTGTCGCCAACCTGCAACCCCATCTCTAACAGCTCATTATTAATATAACGAATCTTTCCTACAAGTGGCTGTTCTGAAAAAGAACTAACCAACCACGTATGTTCAGGAGCAACAGGCTCTATGAAGCAATATTTACCTGGCGCCCTCCATCCCTCTCCATTATCGTATAGGTAGAATTGGTCGTGGTCAACTAGAAATAGGTCATCTTTGAAGAAACTCTTGCCACTTCTATGCCTACCCTTCATGTCGTGGTAGGTCCTAAAAACATTGTGATGAACCAAGATTGTGTCCCCAACCTCAACATCCCCGTCATAATTAACTGGAACTGAGACGACGACAGCCTCTCTGTTTGTGACCGTGTGGTCGTCAGGAGATACACTTAAAATAAAATCAACGTCACCTATCTTTTTAGTGTTGTTGTATCTCCGTCCGCCTTTAGGTTTAACTAAAAACGAATGAATTGATTGCATTTAAAAATTTATATTATATTCTACTGACACAGGCATTGTAGGCCCAAAGGACTTCCACAATAACACTTCGTTGTTTTTCTCAACCCAAACCTTGTGCTGATTATCATCAGCCTGTATCAAATGTATTTTATATCCACCGCCAAGCACCTCTTGCCCCACGATGTAGTGCATCGCACTACTCTTGTAGTCCGCCCCTATTGAAATTTTTCTGATTTGCATTAGAAAGTGCTTATGGCTACCCTCTTCCAAGTATTTGTGGCAACACAAACATAAAAGTGAGTAGAATCAAATGCTATTTGTCCAGCTGTTCCTGTGTCCGAAGCACTTGATGGTACGGAAGAACTGATAATTAAATTAGAGCCAACATTAGCAGCTACGTGACTAGTTATATTAGCCATCGTAAATGTTTTGGTGGCGTTCGAAGACCCCGCATCAGTTCCTATTACAAAATCAGCAGCTTCTGGTGTTGCCGATGCGTACTTTGAAGTATCAGATATTTTCCCCATTTTTTACTTTTTCGTATGTTCTCATTCCGCTTAGACCAAGCATTGTTACAAGGACAGTTATTAAGTGTTCCATCTGCACAGGCTCTCCCAAGCGTTCTGTGAAGATAACAATAATATCTCTAGCGATAAAGTTGTATAAAAGTGCCAAGCCACACACCCAACCTATAGTCGGTCTCCAGCCAGCACGAAACATCTCCCAACCTTTACTCTCCAGAATTGAGCTCGTAAAGTCTTTCATCTAGTTTGTCGATTTTATTATTCATTACATCAAGCTGTCTTTGGATTCCATCAAGAGAAACTTTAATCTCTTCAGCGGATATCTCTTGCGGAGGCAACTTCTTGGCCTCGTCTATTTCAGCTTTCAATTCAAAGTATGCCACGAATACTGAGAATATAATTCCCACTATCCATACAAAGGTTGACATTGGCATGCCGACAACGGTCTCTTTCGTTATCAGTTTCATGCCCTTAAAATTAATACTTTTTTACCATTGTAAAAACTTAGGCGAATAGTGGATACCCACACCTATGTAATGCCTTGTTTGGCCCGTTGTTGTGATGCCTATACCTGTCTGAAAACCAACACCAAAAGATTTTCGTACCTTAACGAGTTGCTTCGGGTCTACCAGTATAGCACTTGCATTATTGAACGTAACTCCTGGGTAGTCGGTTCTCATTCTAAAGAATACCTCGCCCGTCTTATTATTCTTCTCAATGGTGTTCTCAACCCATATGTCCTGCTCCAAGTTTATTATGGCATCCGCCACTACTACGCCATCAGTAGGTATAGTCACCTCGATGGACCTGTTACTCTTGCCGAAGGTATCTTTCTGCTCCACATATATCTGCTTGTAGAACGTGTCGGTGTTCACTATTGTAATCGTGTCGTATATAAACGCAGGTACTTCAATAGTCTCTCGTATCTCTGTTGTCTGATTGGTTATAGTTACAGGTGGTTGAGACCTATCTACTGATACGCTGTCCGCTAGTTCATCCAGCTTTAGGTTCAGTGCCCTGATATCCGCAGCGTGTAAACCATCGCTATCCATGTAGTTTCGGATAGTATCTAGTAGCGCAACGTTATTGTTATTGATTCGCTGTATCTCCTGCTTGTACTCCTTCTCCTGCTCACACTTGTTTAATAGCATGAACGCAAGGAATATGCAGAACATATATGGAACTGCCTCCTTAAAA